TCTCAAACTCCATGAAATTCCAAGTATCCGACCCGTCACAAACTGCCAAACTCGCTGCAACATACCTGCTAATTGCTTATGAAGCATGTGGCACTGAAACTGGTATGGGTTTCCTTCAGGCTGTTCGTGGTCTCAATGAGCTTACAATCCTGGACCAAGTTCACAATTACCCTACTTATGCCAATGATGGCTTTATCGAATTGCGTGGCGATTATATTGCTGGCCGAATGGTGAAGACGAATATTTCTTACAACCCAACTGATGGAATCGTTGTAGTAAGCGACGGTATCCCAACTCCCGATTACCAGGGGTGGTCCAGTGGTATTCCTAGTGATCCAGGTGTCTTGAGGTTCTGGGTGCCAACTCCCAACAAGTTCGACTCCTACCGGGAACTTCTGCTTGCTGCAGCAGATCGCATCGGGGTTGAAGTTCAGGAGCTGTGATGGTCGGGGGGGGGTTGCCCCCCCTTTTTTTGTCTCCTGGTTCTTAACTCATTGATTGTGCTTATGGATAAGAATTTCTTATCTGTTTAGATATTTAGATAAGAGTGTACTATAAATAATTTTTACGCGAGTATATGATAGTAGGGTGCAGAATATGCATTCAAATGTAGAATTTTCTTACTCATTTTTCACTAGGTCCTAAAAAATTCAAAAATTTTAGGAGTAACTCCGTTGCCCTGCAACGGATCTCAGGGATTGAATTTTCGGTTTTTGATTTCAGAGTTTCCACATTGCCCTGAAAACGCACCCTAAGGTTCCACATTACTCACAAAATGCACCCTCGGCACCCAACCCCAGAGTCATAACTCCCAACGCAAATAGACAGTTTACAAACTGTCCACCACACCCCAGGAGTCAACAATCCTGGACCCCCAGCACCACCGACAATGTGCTATAATTCACCCATCGGGACAAACCCGGCCCCCTCCTCCCACCGGCAGATAGCCGGATTATGCAATGGTCACTTTAGTTGAAACCAATTGTAAGGCTAATGACAGCATTGCTTGTTACGCCAAGCGTCCAGCCAATGGGTCAAACGTAAAAGGTTTCTTCCAGACTTCTCATTGGACCTTTACGGATTGGCATGGTAATCAAATAGGGACTGGTGCCGTAACTGGATCATGGCGTACCGGCCCTTACGCAACAAGGATGTATTCCTTTGTTGTGCGCTTGCCTGATGGTCGTGTTTTTAATTGTCGCGGCCAAGGTGATGGAATGCTGGCCACTGGCAAACTTGCCAAACGCTAATAATTACTCGACAACACCAACCAACCGCCACCCCCCCCCAACCATGGCTGACGCTAAAACCGTTTCCGCTCGCTTGATCTATCAGGCTGATGCTCCGCACGATGAAAACCGTCCAGAGTATGATTGCTATAACCCGATTTACACGGGCCGCTTTTGGACGGTCGATTGCTGGGTATGTAATGCAGCCGGCGAAATCCACCCCAGCTATGATGTTGCCGCCGTCCCGGTTAGCGCAGAAAACTTAGGTGACCCCGTTGGCGCAATGTCGGCTGGCCCACTGTGGGAGGAGTGACCCTGCCTGCCTGCCTACCTGCCTGCCTACCTGTGCTATAATACCGAAGTCAACTTGTCGGGCGGTTGAGGGGGCTTGCCCCCCTGCCTGCCCGTGCTATGATTACCCTGTCACCAACCACCGAACCGCCATGAGCCGCAAAGTCACCGCCACCGTCACTGTGAAGGTCACCTTTGACCTTAAAGAGGGTGTGAACATGGAAGATGCCCTGTGCGATATGGACTACAACTTCTTTCCGCATCCCGGTCAAGGCAACTTGGTAGACCAAGAAATCACTGCTTGGGAAGTGACCGATAGCAAGTGATTATTGGCATGTCGGGGGGGCTTGCGTTCCCTTCCCATTAGTGCTATACTACCGAAGTCACCCACCACCACCACCCAAACCGCAAAGTCAACGGGGCTACTCGCATTGTCTCAGCGAGAGTTAAATGAGGTGAAGTAAGAGCCGAAAACCTGCATGAATGATGCCAAGTCTTTGTTTTCAACAAAGAATATATGAGAATGTGAGCGTGGTTTACCATGGGGCTATTAAACATTCATGCAGCTATTAGGTAATGAAAGAAGCCGAACCCCTCCGCTACGGCCAATCAATTCCAGACTGAGGGACAAAACCGGGGGGCAAGGGGCTTGCGCCCCCCCTTCCTGCCTGTGCTATGATTACCCTGTCGTCACCCACCGGCAACCATGGCCAACACCAAGCTACTAACCAAGGCAATCGCCACCAAGGTTCCTGCCCTGTACGCACAGGACGGTAAAGGTATGGCAGCAATCGCCTATACCAAATTTTTCACCCCCTGGTCAAACTGGACATGGTATCTCACGGAGATGGATCCTGCGACAGGGTTATGCTTTGGGTTGGTTATCGGTCTGGAGCGGGAACTTGGGTACTTCGACCTCAGGGACCTAGAAGCTACTCGGGGCCCAGCTGGACTACGCATCGAGCGGGATATTCACTTTGATCCTACCCCATTAAATCAGTGTTCCTGATAGGGATTAGCTACCATGGTCAGGGGGCTTGTGCTTCCTGGCCTTTTTTGTTATACTACCATTGTTATCAGCCACTGGCAACTTTGCCCATGGGATTGATGCCCTGGGATTGATGCCCTGGGATTGATGCCCTGGGATTGGGTTCGGGTTACCGCCTACGGCGCCCGAACCAGTCGGGGGCTAACGCCCCCTCCGAAAATTTTGAGAACTGGATCCTACTGCAAGGGCATTGATACCTAGGGAATGATGACCAGATGGCAAGGGGCTTGCGCCCCCTCCGAAAATTTGGAAGCCGGGTCCCTACCCCAAAAGCATTGACAGCCCCCGGCGACCGTGCTACAATTCACTTGTCACCAACCAACCGACACGCACCAATGGCCACCGCAACCGCAACCAAGAAAACCCGAATCTTCTACACTGTTCAGGAAATCACCCGCAAACCATGGTCTGAGCCCGTAGGGGGCAACCGGGTATGGAGTCTTGAGCAGGCTAAGCGAATCCGCACCATCCTTCGCAAGCAACACCGGGAGTGCTTCCTGGCTCAGGTTCGTCTCTATGTTTGACCTTGGTTTGGCCTTAGATTGACCTTAGTTTAATGTTTGGGGGTTGGTGCTACGGCATCGCCCCCTTTGCTATTTGGTGTGAGACTCCGGTTAGCATCCTCGAATAGCCCACAACATTGCGGTTTGATGGGGGATTAGATTGATAAGAATTACTTATCTGTCTAGACATTTAGATAAGAGTCTTCTATTAAATAATTTTTACGCGAGTATATGATAGTAGGGTGCAGAATTTGCATTCAAATGTAGAATTTTTTGGATGGTTTTTCAGTAGGTCCTAAAATTTTTAATTTTTTTAGGAGTAACTCCGTTCCCCTGCAGTCGATCTCAGCGGTTGACTTTCGAACTTTTCAAATTGGGGTTTCTGCATTACCTGCAAAAAGCACTCTGAGATTCCACATTGACCCCGAAAACACACCCCAGAATCAAACCCTAAAAGTCAAACTCACGAAGTCAAATAGACAGTTTACAAACTGTCCACCACACCTTGGGAGTCAGCAATCCGGGGCCCCAACCCCCGAGGCAATGTGCTATAATTACGGAGCCAACCAACCACCGGCAACAATGGCATTCCCCACCCCCCCAAGTACCGCAACTACCGCAGCAACCAAGCGGCATCAGCATCCCGTATTGATCATTCCTGGCTGCGTAACAGCGTTGAATGTGCTTTTGAGCGTATGAGTCAGTCAGGTACTTGGGGACAAGGTGTACCATGGTCCAGTGTGCATATTTTGCACAAGTACGGCATCGAAAGGTATGGCTATTTGACGTATGGGACTATACTACCGAAAGTTGGCAACTAATAGTAGGGGGGGCCTTGCGTTCCAGGACCCCGTGTGCTACAATTTACCTGTCGTCACCCACCGAGACCACCATGGCTACCGCAACCGCCCCTACCCTAGCTGAAATCCTCGCTGCATTGCCCGTCGCCATGCCCACCGGACTGGCCCCCTTCTGTGCCCCCTACCTATCGGAAGAACCCGCCGAAGGCGATGAGATGGAATTCCTGATTGACGATGGAGACTACAGCGACTATGTGACGCTTGGGGAACTAGCCGATACGCTGGCTGCCTATAATGAGGCTGAGGTTACCTACACATTGGAAATTTACCTGCCTGCTGTGTGATTGCTAGGAGTTGAGGGGGGCTTGCGCCCCCTTCCATTCCATTCTATAATCACAGAGCAACCAACCAACGGCAACCACCCCGAACCGCAATGGCAACCCCCAATTCCTTCTACGTGAACAGCCTTGACCAGCCCGGCAAGGTTTTCCAAGTCTCCTACTACAAACCCAATGGCCGCCCTGCCAGGGTCACTGCCAGTGAGGGCACTGTAGAGACCAGCACCGGCTACAGCACGTTCACATGCCTACCCTTCAGCTGCCGGAGTTTCCGGGTTGAGCTAACCGGCCGTGCCACCAAGAACGCCATCGCTGCCGCTTACGTCACCCTGCTGGATGAGATGGAAGGCAAAGGGGTGATCGCTGCCGGCTGCCAGGTTCCGGCTGTGTGAGTGATGGCCAGGGGGGGGGGTTGCCTGCCGGTGGCCCCCTGCCTTGCGTGTTGTTGCAGGCCGTGACGGCACCCTGCCGTGCCTGTTGTCACTCCTTGTAACATCACCCACAGTACCCTCGGCCCTGTGCTATAATTACGAAGCCAACCAACCACCGGCAATGATGGCCCCGGCAACTACCGCAACCCTTGCAACCGCCTTCATCCCGACCGAAGCCGACCGTGAGACCCTGGCTGCTGCCCTTAATGCCACCTTCCCGGTTTCTTCTGTGCAAAGGTCCACACTTGGCGGTGAGCAAAACGCTTCCCTAATCGTCAAGGTATCCCTAGACCCCAAGGAAGAATGGATTAACGGAATTTTCCACAATTCCCGCTACGCAATGTTTTCCGTCGGGGGTGGGAAGATCGAAATGTTCTCCTATAGCAAAACGGCCAAATTCCGTAAGTCTAATGCCAGCAGCATAGAGGAGGCGATTAGCCGGTTGCGTGCATGGGGTGCCAAGAATGATTGATTGGCGATAAACTTAGCGCAAAGAATGGGTAGGGGTAACCCTCCCTTTTTTTTGTTGCTTTACTGCTATTACCTATTGATAAGGAACTCTTATGTATCATAACTCATTGATAAGAGTCTTCTATTAAATAATTTATATGCGATTATAGTAGTAGGGTGCAGAATTTGCATTCAAATATAGAATTTTTCATGCTGTTTTTGAAAAGGTCCTAAAATTTTTAATTTTTTTAGGAGTAACTCCGTTCCCCTGCAATCGATCTCAAGGATTGAATTTTGGGTTTTTATTTTGGGGCGTTCTACATTACTCCGAAAACACACCCCGGAATTCTACATTACTCGCAAAAAGCACCCTATAATTACATTTAAGTAACTCATACCACAAACTCGATGCCAATGAAATGTTAAGTTTTGTAACATCGCACCCGATAGTCAACTTACCGGACTGCAAACTCACCGACCGGCAACCTCACCGAAGCCTAACACCCGAAGCACAACACCGACCCGCAAACCCCAACCCCCCCCCCAGCACTATGCTACAATAGACGGACACCCCGGAGAAAAAATGGCCCCCACATCAGCAACCATTACCGCCGCCTTCGCCGCTACCCCCACTGACGAAGATACCCTAAAATTCCTCCAAGCACTGGCTGACGGCGATCCTAATGCTGAGGCTGAATTCTACGATGACCGTGCCGTATATGAATCGACTTACGGGGAATACGATCGGGAAGGCATCGGGTGATGGTTGACACTGTGTTGGCCCCTTGCCGTGCCCATCATCACGAAGCGTAACAGAACCCACGGCACCCTACCCCCGTGTGCTACAATTACAGAGTCACTACCTGGACCGCCACCCACGGCAACCGCTGTCACCGCTACCAGCCACATCATCAGCGCCGAGCAGGTTGCCTTCACCGACGAGCAGTGGGCCGACTGCTTTGATTATGCACTGGGTCAAGATCCCGACAATTATGCCGCTAGCGTTCTGGCCGCAGCTTGGGACCGCAGCGAGTCTCTGATCCTGACTGACCGCGAGCTTGGGCGGCTTCTACGGCAGCATGAGGCAAATGTTGCGGACCTTAAGGCTGATTCCCACCCTGAAGTCAACCCTAACCATGCTGGTCAGGCCCTGGTTTGGCTGGGTTATTGATGGTCGGGGTTGCCGAGGGGTTGACACTGTGTTGGCCCCTATGCTATAATCAACCTGTCACCCCCCAGGCTTATGACCACCGAAACCACCTTTCCACCGGGCCCATGGAAACCGGTCGTTCTCCCTGGTGAGGACCCCAAACTCATTGCACGGTTGGGACGCACCATGCCTACAGGGGCTTGCTTGCCTGTGCTGGTTGCCATGGCTGCTAGGAATAGTGACCGGAACTTACTTGCCAGGGTAATGTAATACTCACGGGGGTCTAGCAATCTGGTGAATGCAATTTGCTCATAACAAATAGAAGACGAGTCCGATCCTCGTGGCCCCCATTTTGACACCGGGTTAGGTAGTACGTTAGTACCACTCTCAACCGCAAATTGCCGCCGGAGTCAGCTAGTACGTTTGTATTACTCCTGTGGTAAACTCATTGCCGTCAAACTGCCATCGGAATGTTAAGTTTTGTAACATCACACCCGATAGTTCGAACCGAAAATTGCCGCCGAAGTCCGCTAGTACAAACCTACTACTCGAACGGCATTGTTACCAAACGCCATCAAACGGCACCCCGCAATTGCCCCTGCACCATGCTATAATTACAGGGTACCGCACCAAACGGCAAATGGCTCCCACCACCACCGCAACCATCTCCGCCGATTCTTGGGCTAATATCGCCCAATGTGCTATTGACCGTGCTGAGGCTGCTTGGAAAGCGGCATGTGCAGCCGGTATCAACGGTTATCGCCCCATGTTGGATCTTAACCGCAGGGAGCTTGAATCCTACCGGGTCGCCCGAGACCGCTGCTTAACCGTCTGGGGACAAGGCGTAGGCTGACACCCACCCAATACTGCCCTGCCCCTGCCCCGGTTCGCCGGGGTTTTTTTTGTTGGCCGGTGCGATAACTCTTTGTCGTCAAACTCCCTGCCTCAATGTGTTAAGTTTTGTGTCGCCACCTGGCAGTAAACTCATTGCCGCCAAACTCCCTGCCCCGATATGTAAAGTTTTGTAACATCGCACCCGTTAGTTAACTCACCGAACTGCAAACTCATTGACCGGCATTGTTACCAAACGTAAACAAAACCATCGACACCCACCGGCAACCCACAGTACCCTCGACCCCATGCTATAATTACTAGGTAACGCACCAAACGACAACATGGGCCCGGCAACCACCCCATCCACCATGATTAACGCTGCTCTCCGCAAAGGCCTCCCTGCCGGTGTGGAATTCAGTGAAGGATCCCGTGCCTTCTTCAAAGGTGCCGACTACATCCTGACCGCTGATGCGACCCGTAACGGCTTCCGCTGGTGCCTGTCTGACATCTGCGAAGGTGAGGACCGCTATTTCCCTGCTACTGCCCTGGCTACCGCCCTGGATGCCTTGGCTGCTGCTTGAGGGGTTGACGATGCCCAGGGGTTGACAATGCCATGGGGTTGACAATGCCATGGGGTTGACACTATGTTGGCCCCTTGCCTGCCGTCACGAAGCGTAGACTTACCGGGCAAGCTAGTACAAGTGTATTACTCCTTGCCGTCAAACTTCCTGCCATCGGAATGTTAAGTTTTGTAACATCGCACCCGGAGCGCAAACAAACCACAGGCAAGCTAGTACAAGTGCATTACTCCCAACGGCATTGTTACCAAACGTAAACAAAACCAACGGCACACCCGGCAACCCCAGCACCCTCGGCCCTGTGCTATAATTTCAGGGTAACGCACCCCCCCCCCCCAACCAGCGATGACCACCATCACCATTGGAGCCACCGTCCGCCCCGCCAACAACGGCGAAGACACCGCCGGTCGCGTCCTCCACTGGAACCGCCTGCGGGGGCAAGTAGTTGACATGTGGGAAGACTGCGGCGAGCTGCGGGCAGAAGTCCGCTGGACCAGCCGCTGCCCCTATCCGACGTGTCTACCCGCCGACTGGCTGGCCCTGGCTGCCGCCTGATGACCGGGGGGGTTAGGGATTGTGTTCTCTGGCCCCCTGTGCTATAATACCGAAGTCAACCAACCGACACCGCAACGATGGCTACTGCAACCGCCGCCCCGATGCAACCCCCCGCCCCGATGCAACCCCCCGCCCCAGCAACAACCTACCGCCTGTGGGCTCGCGTCAAGCCTGAGACCCCCACCGCCCATCAGCGCCGCTGGTTCCTGCAGGGTGGCCCCGTAGAAGGCTGGTCCATCGAAGATGCCGCCGCTGCTGCTATCCGCTGGCAGAATCTGCATTCGGATTTTGAGGTTGCTATCTTGCCCCTGATGGGTTCTTCCCCCTGCACCATGCAGGAGCTTGCTAGGGTTGCGGGGCTTTAAGGGGTATGAACGGGGGGGGGGTTGCTGTTCGGCGGATGCCGTTCGGGCCCCCGTGCTTACCGCAGAATCCAGGGGGGCTGACTTTGCCCCGGCACCCATGCTACAATTCACCTGTCACCAACCACCACCACCCGCCCCGCCATGACCAATGCAACCGGCTACGGCTACTTTCATGGAACCGCTTGCTACTGGAGTGAAACACGCTCCAGGATTAAGCACCACCATCACCTCGCTAGAGCAAATGATCGCCACCAGTGGGGCACTTCTCAGTCACCCTCTCCATTGATGCCAATGGCACGCGCTGAAGCAGAAAGCTGGGAGGGTTTTTTCGATCTTTCGTCCAATCCATACGGATCTCTAAACGCTTATTGCTGACTCTACGGCCCCGTGCTATAATTACAGAGTCAACCAACCGGGAGCCACCCATGACCGCCACCCAACGCAAGCAAGCCCTCCGCCACGACATCATGAACGTCATCAGGGCCAACAATCTTGAAGTCACCGGAGAATTCTGGCTCATGCTGATCTTCCGCACTGAATCCGAACTTAAAGAGATCGCTCGGGGCCTCCACGTTAGAGTCGCCTGACCGCCACGGGGTTAGGGGGCTTGCGTTCCCTAGCCCATCCATGGTACAATTACAGAGTCCCCACCCGAGACGCCCCGATGGCCACCACCACATCCCAGATCGATGCCTTTATCGCCATTTTGACCAGTAAGAGCGCTGGCGCCTACGCCTACGCCTACCAAATGGGCCGCAGCAATGCCAAGGTATCAATGGCGCCTATCCACAGTGGTGTTCCCTGCGAGTCGCAGCGTTCGGTCTACTGCTTTATACGCCTGACAGACGGGGCCATCTTGAAAGCCGATAGCTGGAAAGCCCCCGCTAAAGGTGTTCGGGCATGGCTGGCTTCAATTTTGGCCGATCCTAGCCCGGTTCAGCCGACGACTGGCTGGCTCTACCGCTGCGCATGATACCGCGACCTTTCCATCTCGCCCCGGTTCGCTGGGGTTTTTTGCTGTTTGCTGTCCGGGGTTTAACTCATTGCCGTCAAACTCATTGCCCTGGTGTGTAAAGTTTTGTTACAACTCACCCGATAGCAAACTCATTGCCCACGGCACTGTCACAAAACGCAAACAAAACCATTAGTAACCCACAGCAGGCCCCACCATGCTATAATTAGGGGGTCCCAAGCGAAACGCCCCGATGGCCACCACCTACCGCACCCAGATCGCCTCCGACCGTCGTGCTGCCGCCCGTGAACGTATCACCGCTGCCGTTGCCTGTGATAATGCCCGCATCGAGGCGATGTATTCCGATGAGTACGCATGGGCCCGTCGTGCCCGCAGCCTGCCTAGGGAGTTGGTGGTTTACCCTGAGTTGGACTTTTCTCGGGCTGCGCGAGGTTGAGGGTTGCATCAGGTTGTTGCTACTGCCCTGGCTTTGCTGGGGCTTGCTGTTTGGGGGTTTAACTCATTACGGTCAAACCCCCTGCCATGATGTGTTAAGTTTTGTGTTGACACCGAGTGGCTAACTCATTACGGTCAAACCCCCTGCCCCGGTGTGTTAAGTTTTGTAACATCTCACCCGATGGTCAACTCACCGAACCGCAAACTCACCGACCCGGCATTATTACGGAATGCAAACAAAACCCCCGGAAACCCACAGCAGGCTCCCGCCCCATGCTATAATTACAGAGTCAACCGGAACGCACCATGCCCACCTCCTCGATCATTTCTCGTGGGACGACTTCAGTTACCCTTCAGTGGGAAAATTCCAGCCCCTGGGCTAATCCCTCCCCTAACGATTTGTATACATTTCCCGTATTCTTTGGGGTAGGGGACGAATGTCAAGTCGATATGGAGTTTTTTGTTAGCGGGATGCGCCTCATTCTAAAGAGGGTTTATCACTTCCACAATGGTGATCGGATTTCATACTATAACATGGGCGAGTTCGTGGAGACAGTAGACAGCAAAGTGGCTGTGCAGAAGATTAAGCAGTACGCACAATATGTGATCGATGGGTATGCGGAAAGCGGCAATCTGCTCCATTGCCCTTCCTTTGAAAGAATGGATGATGTGGATGATAATCTCAACCCTTTGTGAACGAAAGTCCGCATAGTAAAGGGCTGCCAATCGGCGGCCTTTCTTTATGCTGGTTTCACATGCCCCCTGCCATGGTGTGCTGACACCGAGTGGCTAACTCATTGCCGTGAAGCTACCACCGGAATGTTAAGTTTTGTGTTGTCACCGGGTGGCTAACTCATTACGGTTAAACTCCCTGCCCCGGTATGTAAAGTTTTGTAACATCGCACCCGATAGTTAACTCACCGACCGGCAAACTCACCGACCGGCAAACTCACCGGACCGCGACACCCGAAGCGCAAACTCACCGGACCGCGACACCCGAAGCGCAAACTCACCGGGTAAGCTAGTACGTTTGTATTACTCCCACTAGCATTATTACGAAATGCAAACAAACAACCCGGCACCTTGACACCTGGCCACCCATGGCATACAATATGGGGGTCCCGAACCGGAACGCATCATGACCACCTACAAGATCGTTCGCTCCTTCATGAACGGCCCCGATCGCACCATTGCCCGTGGTCTAACCCTGACTGAGGCCCAAGCCCACTGCAAAAGCCCTGAGACTTCCTACAAGACCGCCATCAGTGCTACCGCCCGTCGCCGCACACGGCAAAGGGGCCCATGGTTCGACGGTTACGACGCAGAGTGATTGCGGGTACGGGGGGCTTGCGCCCCCTGCCTGCCGTATGGTACAATTACAGAGTCAACCAACCGACACCGCAACGCACCATGGCCACCACCACCATCGCAACCATCCTGAAGGCCGATTGGGCCCCCACCCTTGAGAAGGCTGCCCGCATTGCTGGCATTGTGATCGCCTACATCATCACCGTGGCCACCATCACGGCAGACACTGCCTATGATCTGGGTTGTCAAACCCGCGAGGCAATCGATGCCCGCAACGACCAATTAGCTGCCCTGGCTAGGGCCACGGTTGAAGCCATCGATGGCATCGCTATTGAGTTCCAGGAAATTGTCGTGCCCGCTGAGGTTCCCGTCCTGATGGCCGCAAGTGGCCCTATCGCCCTGCTGGCTGCTGCACCGGCCCCGGCACCACGGAAACGGACTAAGGCAACCAAGGCAACCAAGGCAACCAAGGCCACTGTGACCGCCGATGCACCGGCCCCCGCCCGCAAGCGTGCCCCCCGTAAGGTTGCCAAGGGTGCTGTGGTTGCTGGCTGAGGGTGACGGGGATTGGGGGGGCTTGTGTTCCCTGGCCCATCCCTGCTATAATCACAGAGTCACCAACCGACACCGCAACGCACCATGGCAACCATCCCTTCCATCTGCTACTGCCCTGAGGGCCACCCCTACCACCTCCTACCCGGTACCGTCTGTGCCACTTTCCGGGTTGGCTACGATGGGAGCTGGGAGCTGAATTGGCTGCACCCTTCCAAGGAAGATGGGGAGCTGGGCATCGCAGAACTTATCGAGCAAGGATGGGACGAAGAGGATACATACTTCACGATGCCTGCCTGAGGGGGCTTGCGCCCCCCTGCCTATCCGTGCTATAATCTCAGAGTCACTAACCGGGAGTCACCCACCGAACCGCAATGGCCACCAAAACCACCACCTCCAGCCAGTGGCTGCTTGAGCGCACCAACCGCGATGGTTTCCTTGAGCAAGTCGTCTACACTGGTCCCCTTAGCCTGAAACCCAAGGGCTGGAAAGTCGTTGGCGAGGCCTGAGGGTGCCTAGGGGGGTCTTGCCTGCCGGGCCCCCTTGCCATGCCTATCGTCACGAAGCGTAAACTCACCGGGTGAGCTAGTACAAGTGTATTACTCCCTGCCATGGTGTGTTAAGTTTTGTGTCGCCACCTGACAGTAAACTCATTGCCGCCAAACTCCCTGCCCTGATATGTAAAGTTTTGTGTTGTCACATGATAGTTAACTCACCGGAGAGCAACACCGGAGAGCAACACCGGGCAAGCTAGTACAAGTGTATTACTCCTAGCGGCCAACCCTCAACGGCATTGTTACCGAACGTAAACAAAACCAACGGCAAACCAACGGCAAACCCACAGCACCCTTGGCCCTGTGCTACAATTACAGAGTCACCAACCGACACCGCACCAATGGCAACCGCAACCGGCATCACATTCACGGCAACCACTGCCGCCACACCCGTCGCCGCTGAGGTAGACCGGATTATGAACAAGGCCGTCACCGAGGGAATCGCCCTGGCCAACCTGATTGGGTCCCTGAGGGAAGTGTACCGGCCCGATGGCGAGGCTATCTTCCGTCCTGCCCCTGAAACCCTTGAGACCCTGCGTCTGCTGAGGGGAATGCTGAGCCAGTCTATCGAGTCTATCGAGGCACTTACCTAAGGGCTCCGGCCCATTGCCTGCCTTGCCCTGGCCTTGCCGGGGCTTTTTGCTATCCGGGTTCTTGCTACTTGGACCCTTAACTCATTGCGGTCGAACTCATTGGCATCGGAATGTTAAGTTTTGTAACATCGCACCCGATAGTCAACTCACCCGAAGCGCGACACCCGAAGCGTAAACTCACCGACCGGCATTGTTACAGGGCGCAAACAAAACCGCCCAGCGCCTTGACACCCATCCATCCCTGGCATATAATATGTAAGTACCGCACCGGAACGCACCATGCCCGCCGTCGCTACCATCGCTGATCTCACCGCTTGGCAGAAAGAGGCCACCCTGATGACGGACCCTGAAATCCACCGGGCCATCCGTCGTCTTGGCATCGAGGCCAGGATCCGCCCCGAGAGCCTTGGGGGCTGCGTCGCAAAGTCCAATGCACTCCACCGGGAACTTTGCTACCGCCGCTGAGTATCTGGCCCTGCCCCGGTTCGCCGGGGCTTTTTGCTGTTTGGGTATTGCCACCGGGTAATGCCACTAGGTGAGCTAGTACAAGTGTATTACTCTCGTGGTAAACTCCTTGCCGTTAAACTCCCTGCCTTGATGTGTTAAGTTTTGTAACATCACACCCGAGGCGCAAACTTACCGAATGTTCACAGACCCGTCAGCACCCCTGGCAACCATGCTATAATTACAGAGTCATCCGCACCGGACCGCAATGGCCACTTACAACCTGGCTGAGCTTAAGGTCTGGGCCGCCCGCTGGTAACTTTCCGGGTCCGCCACTACCGCCCCGGTTTCCGGGGCTTTTCCCATGGTTTCGACATCCACGGCAATGTGACGAACCGTAACGATTTCCCGAGCCTAGGTACCAGGAGCCACAGTCCTCACCTCAGGGTGCTACAATATGCAAGTACCGCACCGGAACACACCGTGACCACCGTTACCGACGACGCTACCGGCCGTACCTGGGAGTACGTCACCGACGACGCCGCACAGGCTGTCATCTGGTGTTGTATGCAGAATGATGGCGGACATCAGGGCCCCGTCCGCTATGTCAATCCGAAGAGCATTACGGGCTACCGCCGCACACCTGAAGGGCATTGGTGTGACGGCTACAGCGCCCCCCACCTTCGCCGGGTTGGATGAGGCTCATACCTTCCCACAGCGCCCCCGGAAACGGGGGTTTTGTCGTTTGGAACTTTAACTAATTGTCATCAAACTCATTGCACCCGGTTACTACCGGAATGTTAAGTTTTGTGTTGCTATCTGGTAGCTAACTCATTGCCGTCAAACTGCCATCGGAATGTTAAGTTTTGTGTTGATACCCGGTGGCTAACTCACCCGAAGCGCAACACCCGAAGCGCAACACCGATATTAAACCCCGAGCAACAAATGTCAAACTTCAAACTTCTCCCGTATCGAGTCATAACCGAAATAACTTCAAACTCAACCTACTCATCCATTGGACCGCAAACCCACAACATACTGGCCCACAACTCAACTCACGCAATTACTACTGCGTTAGAACTCGCGGGCCCTGGTTCGATCCTAGTTCGTTGTTCGCGGGAGGGTGACTGGTAATCCCAACGGCACCCATTGACTTTCGGGGGTAAACTCCCTACAATAGAACAGAATCAGATTGCCCGTCGCTTCTAGTTCCCAGTGATACTCACCCGATCCAACGACACCCACTAAAATGACTGATAGCTCCGCATCAATTAGCTCCGCATCTAGACAACCCGCCAATGACAACACTGCATTAAAGGCAATCGAAACCGCCACCAACCAACCGACCATCGAACTCAAGGTAGATTTCGGTATCACGAAGGCCCTGTCTATACTCACGATGGCATGGTGGTTTGCTGGGATAGCGATTGCGCCATGGTTTTGGTGGAAACTCGCAGCTTGTATTCCCCCGGTCGGTATGATCATTGCCGTCGATCGTGCCCTAACTGTGTATGCTCCCAAGGTTATGGCACCCGCTGTGGTAATCCCCGAACCTCTAACACCATCCACCTCAAAATGAATTCACAACAAGTTGCACCCATTGGCCCAGCCCCCATTAGCCTGGCAGAATGGCAAGAGCTTGCTACCTTGAAAAAAGCAATTGACGGCTACCCCCAGTCAGTTTGCCCCAGCAGGCAAGAGCGATTTACTGAACTCATGGTAAAGTCTTTGGTGGGTAAAGGTGATCGTCCCTTGATTACGGGGCCCTAGTAACAAAACTCCCCCCCTAACATGATATCAACCCAAACTAGGCTACGACTCGAAGATATAGCGGCTAGGATTGCAACTGGCGACGAAGTTTCATTTGAAGAGGCGTCATTTATACAGAAGTGGGCAACTCACAACCGCCATGCTTATGAAATCCTGGAAAAAGCAAGGCGGAGAGCAATATCGGGAAAGCCTGAGCCGGGATCCATGGATGAACTCATTGACAGCATGAATCTCGGCTTTTCTGACCCCGAGCGGCACCTAATTGGCCCCCAAAGTCCAGACGATCTGGCAAACTTCTTTAAGGCACCCCCATGGTTGAGGAACGATTGATGGCCTTTGTCCTAACCACCATTAAATAAATAGCCATAGACTAGAACTCAATTACATAATTATCATACCATGACACAAACAGAATGGGGCACTAAAGTACGAGCCTTAAACCTATCCCAACCCGATGGCAGCACATGTCAAGCAACTTGCATCGCAATGGCAATCGGCAGTAATGACATCTATGGTATCCGGTCTCAGCTTTTGAAACTAGGGGATGCAGGCCACCCATCAAATATGGGGCAGATTCTTAGGCGTTACAAAGGGGAAAAGTATATCTATGACGAAAGTGCTTCCATCAATGATATGGTTGGCTACCTGAAAAATGGTGAGTTTTTGATAACTCATGGTTGGTTTACTGATAGTGGTCACGTTATTGCTCTTGATGGAGTGAAGACCACAGGAGCATCTTCTAAGGGGCACGCTTTCAATGTAAAGGACCCTTGGAGTGAATTTGATGGTCCCACATGGAGCTATAATAAACCCTCGGTAAACTTCTTCGATGGGTTCTATAGCGACCGCATCATCTATGCTTCTTGCGTTGTTGGGACAAACCGATGGGATTCAATTCGTTATTACTCCGAGAAAGTTCAACCTGATGTCGGAAGGGCATGGGTTCATCGTATTATTCCATAGGTGTTAATGCTTAGTTCAGCTGTAAAGTCAAAAGTCCCAAGATCCCTAGAAGCCTTAGATCCTACAACCCCGTGGTATGAATTCTTGTCGTATTGCGAAGTTTGTCGGAGCCTAGGTGTTAACCCATCGGTTGGGAGGTTTATGCGATATCAAGCCTATTTAAAGACAATCATTCGATAAAACATGCAATCTGAACCCCGCAATAAGGCCCTATTGGGGACCTTCCCGGTCTTCATCAGCTATGGCTTTAGTGATAAAACTCAGAGAGAACTGAGAAAAGCAGTTAATTTGCACTTTTTGGGCGACATAGACTGTAATGCTCGGGGTGATGATGGTCGCTTTACCCCAAAGTACCCCGAAAAAGAAACTGAAGAGTTTAAAGAATGTTCATGGAGAATCAGTTGCGGGTACCAGAGATACATCATGGTGAACTTCTACAGTGACGGGTCGTCTGAGATTCTGGGAGAGGCTGACTTTGAGAACGGGGAGAACTTTGAAAAACTAGCCAAGCAGTGGCTTTGAGGGACGCCAACTAACGCCAATCAACAACATACAAGCAATGAAAACTAAAGCAAAGAAAGGAAAATTCATAACCTTCGAAGGCATAGATGGGTGCGGAAAGACAACTCAACTAGCAACTATCGCTGATTGGCTATGGTCAAGTGGTTTATTGCCAGAAGGAGCACAGGTTGTAGAGACTCGCGAACCCGGATGTCTACCAGCAGTTAGATCCCTACTTAAAGATCCTGCCACCGCATTAACCCCAAGGGCCGAACTCCTATTGATGATGGCTGATCGAGCCCAACATGTGGAAACTGTAATTAAGCCTGAACTTGAAAGAGGCAATTGGGTATTATGCGACCGATTCTATACCAGCACCATGGCATACCAAGGGTGGGGTAGAGCCTTAGGGTGGCAAGCCGTTAAGCAAGCACATGAACTTGCGTGCGGTTTGTTTTATCCAGACTTTGAGATTTACTTTGATGTTCCTGCCGATGAAGCTGCGTTGAGGATTGAAAGGAGGAATAAACAATTGAGGCAAGAACATGGCAGGAAATCCGATGTCAAAGATCGGTTCGAGTCCCAAGGGAGACCATTTATGGATAGGGTTATTGAAGGTTACGACAATGCAAGTAAGTTACCTTTTATTAAGGAGTATCCGCATGTTACAATCGATGGGTGTTGCGATATCGGCAAGGTAACTGAGTATTGCAAGGATGCCATAGCCAACTTTGTTGCTGCCTTAGATGTGGTCAGTGCCCCCAAGGTAATTAGCCCAACTCGTTATAAGGTCGTGTGGTAAATCAGTCCCTGCTTTTGTAGACCGTGATGAGCGGTACCAATGAAACCTGGATACATACACACCCTAGACCCAAAAGCAAAATGAAACCTTTTCTACATGGGCGAAAACATGCCAAGAAGTACGGCGGATTACCAGACGATTACGCTGACATCGACGACTTTATCGACAGTAGTAAAATTGCGTTCCCCGACATTCGGCACCGTGCGTTGTTGCACTCTTCTTTCGGGTGTTTCGTCGTCGAGCAAATGTTCGGACGCACTCGTGTAAACTCTGCGGGGGTAACTTACTCTCCGCGAGACATTGCTGAGGATCACATTATTCAGGATCTGGGGTTTATTCCCACAGTCGAGAAATACCTGAACAATATGGTTGTCCAACCATGGATGTCAGGAACTAACAAATCACCAAACAAACAGACTAAATTCATCCCAATCGGAGATTAAACCATGACTCAATCCCTTGACTCCCTTATTCAAGATTTTATCTCTTACCAAGAGCAATTCAGGAAATTAGCTACGGAAAAACTTAAAGAGTTCTTCGTAAAATTCTGGGAAGAGAACCCTGCTATTAAAGCCGTAACTTGGAACCAATATGCACCTTACTTCAACGATGGAGACCCATGCGAATTCAGTGTGAATGATCCTTACTTCACGAATGCCGAAGGAAAAGATCTTGAGGATATCACCTCGTGGGGTGAATACGACGGGGAAAAAGAGGACATTTGGTCTGAGTATTCGTTCACATGTAAATATGGAGAGGTTATTATCCCCGAAGGAGTAGACCCCGTCTCAACAAAATCTCTTTCTTCTCTTTTAACCTCAAAGGTGATGGAACCGATTATGGAGGCAACCTTCGGGTCAGACAACACTGTAATTGCAACACGGGAAGGGTTCCAGGTGAATGACTTTTCGGGGGAGCATGATTGACCATACTATGAAAGGCTTGTAACTGATACTTAATGTGAAGCCTAACCAGCGGTGATCAATCCCGACGGCAACCTCGAAGCAGGGTGCAGGGTAAACCCTAATTGCACGGCAGACAAGCAGCATGGGGCAGGACGGCCCGAAAATAATAGAGGCCCCCTTAGCCCCCCTGGCGCTATTACTCGAATGGGTTAGATCACCACTGGCAGACTCTACCCTAAATGCCAATCAAATTGGTAAACTCAAGGGGTATACGCCCTGCGCATTAAATTGGTTGGTTGAAAATGAATATGTGGTTAGATTCCATCGTGGTGGAGGAATGTTTAGGCCAGGGCCCCGCAGAACCAAAGTGGCGACATACCCTGAACTCATCCGGGCTAGATTAGGTTTAAAGAACCCTAACCTAAAATCAAGCACCATTCGATATTATAACTCTGTGCTAGGTATACGGCAACCTGAGGACTTATTCAGAGTCAATGCAAAGGGTTTGCCTGCTATGTTTGAAGGTATCTTCGGGTTACCACACCGGGTAAATGCAACCACATTCGCGAAAACTCATCAGCTACCAACCGCAAAAGTCAAGGAATGGTTTAGGGACCTGGTAAAATCAGAGCGGGCGTCTATCATCGCAGTTAGGGGCAAGCGACTGATCGTTTGCCGGGTGGAAACCGAACCTTGACTTTGTAGGGGGGGAGTAGTTACAATGGTAATGACAATGACTTTCTCAAAAAAAAAAAAAAAAAATGACCATTAATTTTGATTCGATTCTTCAGGGCATTGAGAATGCAAACATTGACTTAAGAAGGCGGGTTTGCAATATGCGCGATGAGGCTGAGGAGATTCAGACGAACTATGGTGAACTTCTGGAGTGCCTAGGTGCCACCGATCATAATACTGCTCTCGATGCTATCCGCGCAATGAAGGCTGCATCGGGTAGCCCAGTTGTTGCCGCACCGGTTGTTATCGAACCTGCCATCAAATTTTCCGACTCGACAGCTTTGACCCACGCAGAACTAACCACCATTATAACGCAGTCATTATCAAAAGCCATTGATGAGTTTAATGCCACTACCCCTGCGGTCAAGAAAGTTAGAACTTTCGGTGACATTGCAGGCGTGAACTGAAATGAGTGGTCGCACGCCGAAACTTGACCCCTATGCTAACGGCAATCACGCTTAGTTACATTGATAGGGCCAACGAAAAAGTCCTTAACGCATCGCAACAACAACCCTAGGCAACAACAACACCCATTCGCAAATCGCAAATAGCAAATGACAACTGTAGAACCACCTGACTATTCGGCAGAAAACTCAAAGCAACCACAGCAAACCGCAGTCACAATCAATTTACCAACCAACTTTGCCGAAGCTTTTAATTCGCTCTCAGAACGAGAGGGACTGACCCGAGATGAATTATTCATGCGCTCACTTGGTCTCTACTCCGTAGCATCTCAAGCTGAAGAAGGAAACTATGCCTTATCATTCACTCGGATTGAGGGGACTAACGATCTAACCGTCAAGGAGGCTATTCGAATCGAAGACGAACCAGAGTCCCGCCTTATTTTGCCTCGCTAATCGCTGTTTGGGGTTATCTACACCATCTATATCACCCACGGTAAACACCTGACTCGACCCATGACAAACCATGAAATCTACTTCTCAACCGACATAGAAACTGACGGGCCAATCCCGGGCCCACACAGTATGTTATCTTTGGGGTCAGCTGCTTTTAGTTCGGATGGTGTTTTGTTAGGGACATTTAGTATTAACTTAAAAACATTGCCAGGGGCAAAACCAGATCCCCAAACTGCCGAGTGGTGGAGGTCTCAACCTGGGGCTTGGGCGGCGTGCCGGGAGAACGTACAGGGAGTGGCAAACCTGTATTTGTTGCGTTTCCCGCAGGCTTTGACTTCCTGTTCGTGTATTGGTATATGATTAAATTCGCAGGGGAATCCCCATTTAGCTTCTCTGCCCTAGATGGCAAGACATATGCTATGGCTCTCTTGAAGAGACCGTACAGGCAATCTACAAAACGTAATTATCCAAAGGCGTGGTTTCCCCCAAAGTCTAAGCATACCCATATAGCCCTTGATGATGCCATTGAGCAAGGCCGTATTTTTTGCAACATGCTGAGGGCCAATGCTTGACGTGCGGGTAATTCGTTATTGGGCAACTGGCAAATGGCTACTGGCAACCAGCAATTAGTATATCACAAATGTCAAAATGACACATGACCGACAGCAACTATCAAAATGACATACTTCAAAGCAAAACAAACTCGCCCCCTGACCGAACTTGGTAGGGACTTAGTTGATGCGTACAATGAGACTCCTGGTTCATCTGGGCCATATGCCAACCCTGAGTCTATACAGGCGGTTATTAACTTGATTATGGCGCATATCGATGGCAAAGAGCAGTATGATTTTGCAATCTTTAGTGACGATTGATCCCCCAAGTCATTACTTTTAACTTCCTTACAGCTAAGTATACTCTCCCACCCATGAATCACGCAGAAAAAATGCAGGCATATTCCCAAAAGCTAAGGGATTCGTATTTGTCGCTATTGGAAGGCAATATCGAAGCCAGTAATAGCCTCTTTAGCGAAGTGAAGCCGATCTGGCTAGATCTGATTTCCGATGATAACGAGTTGGCGTACCCCGAAGCATAATGTTCGTATTATCCACCCTATGGCCTCAACATCCCTATAAACAACATGGCAATCACATCAAACCACATCGACCCCCTTATAGAAGAGGGAAATGTAGAGGGCTTGATTTCGCTAGGATCAATGCTTTCACATATTGGGACATCGGTTAAAAAAGCTCACCACAGGCGTGACAATTCCGTAGAATTTACTATCTACTGTGTTGTGGACAAAAGAGACCCTTCCATAAGAAAACCATCTATGATTACTGCCTTGAAACTCCTTAAAAAGTTTGGTTTCGAAGTCTCAGAAAAAACTGTAAAAAAAAAGGTGGTACCATGTGTACACTAAGAGTTTCTTGGCCTCACAATTTTATTTCCGATGTGACCCCGTCAGCATTGACAACCGGGACTAACCCTGCTAGAATAACCTGATAATCAACCCTCAATGAAAAACCCAACATTCCTACTCCAAGCCGGCGGGCCACTACCGACAGAAAAAATCGCCTGCAGCTTCTCATGTTACCCTATCAGGTATTGCTCATTGGCGGAACTAACAAAGTTAGACCCCCAAGAAGCAAAAATCAGATACATCCCGGTCGGCTCAGTTGAGTTTGCCAAGGCTTATGGAGACCACGTCGGTATCCGGCTACCTGATGATTTTTCCTATGGGATTTGCGATGGTGATCTGGACAAATTCCTAATGAGGACTGTCCGAAAGGGTACCTACGGCGAAGCTACTACGACTGATTTCATCAAACCCATTGAGATAAAGTCATTTACTGGAAATGTGAAGGGGCACCTTAATGTGGAAACATCGGATTCCATACCGAATGACACCCCAGTTTGGATTTCCGAGGCCGTACCATTTGGGGCTGAGTTTCGCTTTTATGTTCAGGATTTCATTGGTGGTGGTAAAGTCCAGGGTTGGTCTCGCTACGATGACACCTACCTGCAATGCCCTGAACCCGACTTCGGGTTGGTCGAAGCCATAATGAAAGAATTGGAAGGCAATGGTGCCCCAGGGGCATATACGGTGGACATCGGATGGAGGTGTGATTTAGGCAGGTACTGCCTAGTCGAACTTAACGATGCCTGGGCATTAGGTTTGTACGAAAATAACGACCCCCAATCTAACCCCCCTACCCGACAGCAATATGCGGATATGTTAGTATCAAGATGGCGTCAAATCGTATTTTGTAGCCTTTTAGATGATGCCAATGGGTCTCACGAACGGCTAGGTTGGTCCCATGCTACCGCCTAGTTATATCATGCCACCGACGACTATGGCGATGACTACGGCGAAACAGCACGATAATTACTGTCTATAAGCATCAATGGCCCAACCACCACTCCACCAACCACCAACCACCAACCACCAACCCAAAATGACTGAACCCCCATCAATCAAACCATCAGCTACTGAACCCCCATTAATCAAACCAAACAGCAAGGACCGAATTTCCCAACTAGAAGAACAAGTTGCATTCCTAATGGGGGAATTAGAAAGGGAACGTAGACGGTCAGATTCCCTGTGGGGGGCCATCTATGCGGCGTTCATTGACGAGGATAATGGAAAGGAAGAGGCACAGTTTTGGGCTGATCGGATTTCGGCTTTAGTTGCTGATTGGGTTAACAACCGTCGGGAGAACCTAAACCAACGCATCATGGCGACGGGAGCAATGCCCCCATACTCAGATTGTCTAAATGAACTAATCATTAGTATTTCCCCGCCGGGTTCAACTCCGGCCCCGCTACCTGAATTTAATCCGCTACATGCTCAGCATACGATTGGTTCCCAGGCTGCGCCAACATCAGGGTCGTATCCACCGTATCAGCCATATCAGCCATATCAACCCCCCACCCAATTGCCGTCGATTCCTACGACCGTGGCAATGACCCCATCCGTACCACAACAAGCTGCAGTTACTGGGGAACGTATTGCCCCTCGTGTCAATGTCCCGAGGCCATTTGCTGTGGCGATAGCTGCTAATGTCCCTAGTGGTGCTGTCCCTAGTGTAGACCTTAGTGTAAACACGGCCGAGGGGATGTAGGTTTGGTTTTTGCCCTATACAATGCTTAAGGAGCTATGATGCCTATGTATCCCTATCAACGCAAGCCCTTGACAACAAACTGAGGCCAAAATGGAAAACCATACCAAATATCCCCGCACCTTGCACCTTCCGTGGTCCCTAGGCGTCACATCCGATGATAAGGTTGTGCCTTCGGTCGCTCATTTTAGGGGCCGTCAAGTGATTGTGACCGAAAAGATGGACGGTGAGAATACGACCATGTACCGCAACCATATTCATGCCAGAAGCCTAGACAGCAAAGGTGGTGAGGACAGGGCATGGGTCAAGCAGTTTTGGGGGTCAATTCGAAATGAAATCCCTGAAGGGTGGCGAATCTGTGGTGAGAACCTATGGGCTTGTCATAGCGTCCGATACACCGAGCTGGAATCTTACTTTTATGGGTTTAGCATATGGGATAGCCACAACATTGCCCTACCCTGGAGTGACACTTTAGAGTATTTTTCTATGCTCGGAATAAAACCTGTACCCGTTCTCTGGGGCGGGAAATGGAATGAACTCGCAATCCGCAGTCTCTGCGATACCCTAAACCCGGATCAAACCGAAGGCTACGTCGTTCGCCTTGCTGACTCTTTTCATTACGATGATTTTGGTATGTCAGTGGCTAAGTTTGTTCGTGCCAACCATGTTCGTGCCAACAAGCACTGGCGGTCACAGCAATTTGTTGCCAATGGCCTAGCTGCATGACTCTAACATCCTGATCTTCAAGTACAAATCCAAAACCCAAAATGGCAACCACATACAAACCCCCCGCACCACTTCCGCCAAAATGGCAGGGCTACAGCGTTTTTCTCGCCGGATCCATCGAAATGGGTGCTGCCCCTGACTGGCAAGCCGAGATTGAACGCAATCTTGCCCACCTCGACATTGACATCTTCAATCCGCGCCGCGATAACTGGGACCCAACATGGGTGCAAAGCGCAGACAATCCCCAGTTCCGTGAACAAGTGGAGTGGGAACTTGATGCCCTGGCTCAGGCGAATCTGGTCGTTATGTATTTGGCACCAGGCACCATGAGTCCGATTTCGTTGCTGGAGCTTGGGATTTACGCTGCTAATATGGACAACAAGCTGGTCGTATGCTGCCCTGAAGGCTTCCACCGAAAGGGAAACGTTGACATTGTTTGCGAGCGTTACGGCGTCGAACAAGTTGATTCCTTGGGTGGGCTTACGGATGCTATTTGGTATTATCATCGGACGTGGCACGAGTTTATGGGCCACATGAGCCAACAGATGATTTCGATAACGGATCTAACAACCTTATTATAAATTCACACTTTAAGTAAATGACAACCCCCTTCAACCAACCACCCCATCTCCCTGACTTCGATGATATGGACCCTGACGGGTGTATTGAAATCTTACTAGGCGAAGACAAGGATGGCTATCAACATCTGGACTATCAGCATGTGGGCCACTATAGGGACGATTGTACCAAACTAGGTAGGACTAGGCCTTGGAGACGAACCAAAGAATGGATTCCTAAAAATCCGGAGTACTCCGAAGCTGATTTTGCCTGGGCATTGAGCCGTATCTTGAAGAACATTAGAACCACCTACGATCTGAAGAGTCTCAAAATTGGACTCACTGATGGGGAGTGTGGCCGCATTATGCTTATGGGGGACCAGGTCAATAAGAAGTCTTCCACCCAGGCTTACTAACCCGAATGGCCCAGGGCCGGTAAACCACCCTATACACCCGGACAGGAACACCCTATAATACACTGAGACCCAACCATAAAAATGCAAACCCCGAGCAAAATGCAAAAAGGCGAACAGCTAAACAAGATGCTGGTTCTGGCAACCAATGCCCACGCTGGACAGTATGACAAAGGTGGAAAGCCTTATATCCTTCACCCGCTGAAGGTAATGTATTTCCTAAAATCAGACGACGAAGACCTCCAGTGCATTGCGCTTGGTCACGACATTATCGAAGATACCAAGGTGACGTATGCGGATCTCCGGGAGCAAGGATTCACCCATCGGGTAATCGAAGGCATCCGCGCCCTGACTAAGCTTCCGGGGGAAACCTACGATGAATACAAGCACCGAGTCTTTGCCAATGAGGATGCAATGAGGGTGAAACTCTGCGATCTCCGACATAATACCGATGTGCGCCGCCTCAAAGGTGTAACCGAGAAGGACATTGCTCGAATGGCAAAGTACCATGTTTTCTACATGGAGATTATGGCTAAACTCCAAGAGATTGACGGAGGTGATTTTTGATGGAATTTCAAGCCCGCAAAAAGCCAGAATGTTATAGTCCAGGCCGAACCAAATCTTTTCAGGAAATTGCAGAGAACGACTGCTTTACCTGTCCTGAAAGAGTAACTTGCCTAGAGTTTGTTGCTGAAGTTAGGGGAATGGCTACTACCGGTGTGTCAACTGGCCGTCAACCACCACCACTCCCGACCACAGACCAAATTATTGCGTTGGCTGTTTCAACGGACCTAGTCTACGAAAATTCTTATTCAGGCGTTTTTTCTCCCTATACTGAAGGCACTGACATTCGGGGCATCGTGGTGGACTTTGCCACCAAGCTCCTGCAGACTTACGGAAACCCATCATGAATACAGAAGAGAAGTTCAATCAAAAACTCGAACATCTATTTGCCACCATAAAATTAGATCACGTAAAGGCCAAAAAATTCAAAGAAATGTATATGTCGGAATGGGGTGAGGAAGTGAATCGACAACCACCGCCGCGCCGCTTCGACGTAATTATGCCACTTGACCTCGCCCAGGACATGCAAGACCTTGTTGAACAAACGGGCCATTCCCGTGGTGAAATCTTCCGCCGCGCCATGGCTCTCTATAAGAAAGCAATAGATACCCGTCGGCAAGGGGGCAATGTGATTCTTCGCGATTCGGACGGCACCTTGCGTGATGTTGTGGGGTTAGGGATATGACTGTAAATGGTAAAGAATCCACAAGTCTCAAAGAACCCGTAGAAATCCTACTTCGAGTTTTGCTGGCGGGAAATACCGTGACGGATGCCAATGGGCAAGAATACGGTATGGATGAGGACGGGCACCTCTGCATAAAAGCAAATCGGTCTCACCCTAAATACGCCCCAAACAAAGACTCAGAGCAAGTCTGGCTACAAGTACCATGCGATATTTCTGAGCTTAAGGTGATCGCCGATCGCATCGGTAACGATGCCCTTTGGCTGAAGGCCTGTGGTATACCGCTAAGGTCCCTAATATGATACACCCTGAAGATGATTGGCTAGAACCCCTGCGACAAAGCATCGCTTTGATGTTGCCCTGGAATAATTCGGAAAATAAATGAATAACCCAGAAACCTTATCCGTGGCCATCTGGTTCATAGATGCTGCTAGGCGAGATGGCCAGCAAATCACGCTGTCCAAGTTGCAAAAACTCGTATACTTCGCTTACGGGTGGCACCTGGCCCTATTTGGTAAGCCCCTCATTAGTGAAGTAGTGACGATGATGCCATGGGGACCTGGATTTCAAAGTATTTATAGCTTTGCTGGGGAGTTTGGATGTGAGCCAATTCCTTCCTGCCTTTCACCCCTCGACGGTTACCCCACTCTTCGAGAATACGACTCTAGAATCCCACTCTTGAGGCGCATTTGGGAACTGTATGGCCAATATTATCCCTATCAACTTACACGAATGGTTAATGTGGCCGATGGACCATGGGGCAAAACAATAAGAAAATACCCCAACAGAACCCATGTGAGCATTGATGATAACGACATTGAGAATCATTTCAAAAGTAGAATGCAAGATTCCTCAACAACCGCAAGCGAAAAACCATGAAAGACACAGAGTCCCCAACCACGCTCAAGCCATGTCCCCATTGCGGAAGCATAAACCTCAGAGGCCCGCACTGTGCCGAATACCAGGGAGATACTTACGCTCCAACATGGTGGGTAGATTGCGAAGAATGCCCCGCTGGCATGGAAGTTGACGGAGAGACCCCGGAGCCGCTGATTGCCGCATGGAATCGCCGCCCAAACTAAATACATGCCACCTCCCAATGACTGACTTGGAACTTTCCCAAGACCCTAAAACTGAAACACCCGACCACTCCGAAAGGAGACGTATTTGCAACCTAGCAACAGCTCAGGCCAAAACCACCCTAAAGCGAGGTGACAGACTAAGGGTAACCAAATGCCCTGGCACCAAACGATGGATCACCTTTGAGTGTTGGGACGGGGACTGGATCGTGTCTAAATCAGGAATTGACGACTATCATGCGATTAATATTGATATGGTGAACGACAGAGCTATTAACTTTCCCACCGAATTCCTACCGAAGCCCAACAATGACAACAATCCTATACCACCCATTCTCCAAGCTCCACAACCCAACTTACAACCACCCGGACAACCCTGCTCGAATTGATACAATTCTAGAAGCAATCAAGCCGTACCGCACTCAGCGGCCACTGCGCCCAGTCACCTTCGAGGAAATTGCCACAGCTCATACGCCAGATTACATCCGTAGCGTCCTCAAACAGCAAGGCCAAAAAGGATCCGCAGGACCCGGAGCACCACTGACTGAGCATTCAGTCGATGCTGCATTGTGGAGTGCTGGGGCTGCGATTGAAGCTGCCGATGTGGCCATGGGTGGAGATGCCGCCGTAGCACTATGCCGCCCCGCAGGCCACCACGCCCGCCCCCATACAGGGATGGGTTTTTGCGTATTTAACAACGTTGCCATCGCTGCAGCCCACTGCCTGGCCAAAGGGGCGGAAAGAGTCTTCATCCTGGATTGGGATGTCCACCATGGGAACGGCACCCAGGAAATTTTCTATGAAAACAACAAGGTGTTTTTCTTCTCGATTCATCAGAAGTCGGCTTACCCTTCTTCAGGAACAAGCGAAGAAATGGGGGCTGGGGCCGGACTTGGCTTCAATCGTAACATTGCCCTGGAAGAAGAATCTGACGATAACGATTACCTATTTTGCATCAAGGAAATTGTGGTTCCAGTCATTCGAGACTTCGACCCCCAAGTCATCCTAATATCGGCCGGATTTGACGCGCACAAGGACGACCCTCTGTCCAATATGGCAATGACGAGTTCCGGTTATGGGGAAATGACTCAGCAAATCTGGGAAATTGCCCAAGAGTTAGATATTGGCTTAGCCCTGATTCTAGAGGGCGGTTACTCAATACATTCCCTCGGTGACTGCATTGCAGGTTGCCTCGATGCCCTACCAGAACCTGCCCTATTTGGGGAGGAAACTACGGGGCCAGATCCGAAACTCCTACAGTCAATGGCCATGCGATACCGCCACGATTTCGGACTGCTTGACTCTAGGCACCAAGCTGCTATACTAGTAACGATGCGGCAGCTTTGGGAAGAGGTTGTTGGTGTCGGATTTTATCGGCCCCCCGTCTGATTGCCTATCCATCGAATACCATCGCATAACCCCCACAGCAAGATGCAAACCGCCACCTTATACACCCTTCAATCTAAAGTCATTCCAGTATACAATCACGAAAGTGTGAGATACATGACTGAGGAAGTGTCCCCTCTCCGGGTTGAAGGAGGACCACCCTTGTATATTCCATCGTATTTAAAAGAGACCTACCTACCTTTGCACCATGTGTGTAAATCGTTTAGGATAACCCAGGGCATCCCTGGAATTTCTCCCCCGGGACCGTGGAAATTGTACGATACCCATAAGGACTTAGAAACTTACGACACCGTAGATACCTACCACCACCTGTTCGCCGTTGAACCCGAACTAGAAAGCATCCTATGGCACGTATTCAATGGAGAAAAAGTAGCAGGAAAAATCTCAAAATTAGAGCATGAGAAACAGGTAGAGACTGGCAAGTTAGAGAAGTGCCTTGAAAGCCTCACCCAAACCAGGCAGGAAAAATCTAAACTAGAGGAAAAACTCAACGATGCATTAAATACGAACGCCTCTTTGAATGAAAGGTTGCTTTCTGCCGAGGGCGAACTTTTTGTCATTAGGCGAAGAGTTCATAAATACTGTCAGTACAATGTCTTTAGGCGCCTATGGATTGCATTCCGCAATGACCTCACACCCTGAATTGCTAAGGACATTAACCCGCAATAAAGATAAATAATGCCTTCGATAAAACCACAAGATGCAACACCGAACAAGAGTCATGGTCATGCCCTCATATGCTAGAAACATGGTCCGACTTCCATTGCGAATACTACAAGTGCAAGCTATGCGACCGTAGAATGACTCTTTATTATAATGACATGCGATGAATGCCACCTTTATCTCCTTGAAACATGGAACCCCATAACCAGCACCAATTACAAGAGGCAATCATTTCCTTCCTTAAGGAACACCCAGGGCGTCACTCCGTTATAGACGTACACTTTGGAATTAGCGATTATTTTGCTGACCCTTGCTATCCACATGAAGTAGCACCTATCCTGTGGAAATTAAGTGAAGATGGAATCATTAAATTTAGGGGTGGCTTCTTTTTTCCCTCACCAACCAACCATCAAACCACAATGACCGACCCTAACCCGCCGACACTCACCCGAGAACAAATAAACTGTCAAATCCGTGAGATCAAGGAGTCATCACCTGGTCAGGCAGGGAAGGCTATCGAAGGTTGGTTACTCTCCTTCGAAGAAATCGACTCATTGGTAAAATGGGCGGCCGACATGGAATTGCAGGCGTGCATCAACTTTGTTTACGACAACGTCTTAGGTAGTCCAAACTTCTACAAGGATCTTCGCACTGCCCGCCGTCCTAAACCACCCTCCGAAAAAGAACAGGCCTTGCGTTTACTTGAGACTTATGGTACATCAGCGGTGAAACTAACACCCGACCAATGCGACATCATTCGCCGCGCACTAGAGGCTACACCTGAGGTCCCCCAATGACAGTAACCATTCCAATCTGGCTCTTATTTGTAGGAGGCGCTGCAATTATTGTGACGCTTGCCCTAGCTTGCTTCGGAGCCTTGGCGCTTCACTACCTTCGATCAATTAAACTGCAATGACATTCACAATTCCAATCTGGCTGCTATACACAGCAGGAGGCTTTGCCGCACTTGTGGCATTAGTGTTTATGTGTTTAGGGGCTTTTATTTTCCTAGAACATGTTACCGGCGGCAATAGATTTGGGCCCTGGGAGTAATAACCAAAACCTTATCACACAGCGACCTTCTCACGCACCTTTGATTATTACCATAAGTACCCAATGACGTTCACATTCACAATTCCACTTTCGCTCCTTTACGGTACCGCTTGTACCGTTAGCACTGTGGTTGTAGCAGGAGTTATCTACATAGGATTAGCCGCATTCGTGGAGAGCCGATTACGATGACTTTTGAAAATATGGACCAAAGTAAACCAAAACTCTCGAAAGAAACGTTCGGCCAAATGGTAAATTGGCTAAGATACCACAACAACAGAAAATACTCCTCCTCTTTACTTTACGGGGAAATGAACACTGTTCACGACTTGATTAGGGTATTCAATGACACCTCTAAGGGGAAATTTGACAGTTCGCTAGAAGAGTGGAATAGGGCCCAACAGCACCTAAACGAGATGATTACTAGGTCCAAAGAGGGTGAATTTAACGATGACACTGAAACCATCAAACCACTAAACCATCCACCAATGACCACTGACAATCACCCACCAATGAATACCAACAGTCCTTTATCTCTCATCACCAATTGCGTATTTTCGGGTCTGCCCCCCAGAGCCGTATACACACTGGAGTGACTATTTTAATGAGGTAAGTAAAAGCGGCGTCCTATACGGCCTAAAGATAAGCGCCTGCAGATCAATGAACTCAACGCTTGAACCAAACGAAGAGACCTAATGAGTACAAAATCCGGCCCTAGACTGTGGCAAGCTATAGATAAGTCAGAAGACGACCTTCTGGCAATAGAAGGGAAGACCGGTAAGTGTTTAAACGACGAAGACTACAATGCTGCTCGAATCCGAGCTATTCGCGACTGGCTTGTACCAGAAGAAGAGCCATTAGACCCAATTTGGTTTGGATCTTTAGTTGAACACGAGTACGATTTCCGGAAACAACTTCGAGCCCTGCTCACGTATGAAGCCGACCGTGAGTTGACATTTCAATGACTGATCCCTGGATTGACTATTTGGGTGATGGCGTATATGCCCAGTTTGACGGATATGCCGTTTCACTAATAGTAAATGACCACCGTAATGAGCCTGTGGTTGTGTTAGAGCCTGATGTGCTTAAGGCACTTAATGACTTTTATGCTAGAGCAGTGGGTCACTATGCCTAAGGGTCAAACTGCTGATAGTAAAAGCACCGCCGCACCTAGCCTGCCTGCCATAGTAGCTACTGGGGGTCTCACTCACCATGCCAACCACCACCCAAACCCACCACCCAAACCAACCATGCCAACCACCACCCAAACCCAAAAAGCTGCCGCAAACTCAGTCGCCCAAATCGCAGGAAGCCTAAGGCTAAAGGTTCTCAACCACATCCGAACCAAACCCAATGGTGCCACTTGCGACGAGATCGAACAAGACCTTTCAATGTTGCACCAAACTGCTTCTGCCCGGTGTCGGGAATTAGTGCAAATGGGTCAATTAGAGAAGCGAACCGACCCCTTAACTGGCAAGGAAAATCAGCGACCCACACGTTCAGGCCGGTCAGCGTCGGTGCTATACGTTAAGAAGCCGGTACTTGCATCGGTGTCTTCATCCGAAAAGCCATCACTAAGTCCCATCGCCAAAGCCTTGCTTGATGCTTTTATTGATGCGGAATGTGGCTCAGACTCAGACCCAACATGCGAATTCCGCAAAGGTCTCGCTGCCGCCCTCCGTGCCCTTGCTGACCTCACGGAATATCCATGGGTCGTTGATTGCGAGACTCTCTACATTCATCCAGAAGAAGTTCGCGCTATTGCCTTAGAATTGGATAGTTACAATGGATGACTTAAGGCTTCCACCTCTCTTACGGGCCGCTCTGCAATTACGAGCAGAAAACGACCTTACCGCATATTTTTTACACATGGCAGACCCTGAGAATAACCAATCCTTGAACCCTACTACCCAAGACGCCCTCGATGCTAAGCGGTATCGCGCACTCAAGAGCAAAGCCACGAAACATGACGATTTGTTTCTGCCCCGCGAAGGCTGTATTTGGAAGATTAAATTTTTTTCAGGCGACCCCAATCTATCATTTGACGAAGCAGTTGATTCTGTGCTAAGGGTGGAAAATGGCTGACTCAAGCCACCGCCTCCTCCTTGCCGCTTTGCAATTATGGGGAGAGCCCCGTTTTGAATACGCGGGCAGCTACCAATACATGAAGGAACCCCCCTTGGATATCACCGAAAAAGACCAACCAGCACCCTTGACATCCACCGCTCAGACCGTATTCGATGCGGCTTGGAACTTACCTGTATCTCTCGGCGATATCGAAACAACACGCCTCCGACAAATTGCAGCTGCCCTTCGCGCCGCCGCTGATCAACTTGTTCTAGACCCAGAAATAAACTCTCAAGGCGGAATGCTACTTTCCTGCAAAGATCAACTTTGCGACATTGCCAACGAATTTGATGGAATCGCAAAAACCGAAACTTAGCCCCATGCCACATGTATCACCTCGCCGCCCCTATGATGAGTGGACTTTTGGGGGCGGTTACTTAGAGTCCCTAGATGACTGGTATGCAAATAACTGGGAAGCAGTGGAGTGGTTCCTGGAAAATGCAGACGCTATCCGTAGCTTGATAAGGGTCGGTTAGCCGTCCTTTCTTTCGCAAAGAGGGAGCGCTATACTTGGTTGCTTAACCACCCTAAACCATGACCAAACCCACGAAGCTAACATTTGACATTGCCACCGAACTTGAAACCCCCCCCCAATAACAACAACCAATGACCACCAAACTTGAATTTACCGTTTCACCTGAAGTAATTGATTACCTTTGGCGAACTACGGCAGACTATAAAGCATTTGCTAGAGAAATTGCAGATGTCACGAGTTCTGGAACCAAATTAAAAATATCAGACCAGTGGGCAGACGCACTCACAAATTTCATTGACGAAATCGGTGGTGATGGCCCTTCTCTTTGGCAGTGGAAAGGAATTACTCCAACTCCAGAAAAGATTGTAGAATATCTCCGAGAGTATATCCAGTACCTTGAGCAAAGTGCTGCCGATGGTGAACTAAATGCCTGTTGTAACGTTATGGAAATAAATGGAGCGTATGTATCTGGGAATGTTCTTCGTGCTATTCGGCGCCCAAAGTCCCCAACTCTAGACGAGTTGGCTCTACAATTCCTAGGCACAATCGAAAAAGACGGCAGGTACTTGCCAGAAATCACAGATACGATTCGCAAGGCTTTAACTGCCAACTTAAACTCACCGGAATCACAATGACTATCTACGACTTCTTTCTGACGATTGGCCTACTGGTTACCATGGTTACAGTTTATCTATTGTACGGCAGACAATTACAAATCATTAGGAAGTTACGCTTCTTGCACCCAACAACCACTTTGGAATCCGAGCTAGAAAAGAAACTCAGAGATGCCGATCTCAGGATCGAAGCTAGTATGGTCAGAATTCGAGAGCTTTCAGGTGAAACACGAACAATCTTAGACAGCTTGAAAAGTGGTGGGCAGCAAGCCCCAACACGCCAACAAGCCTTGACTGCCCTGAACGCAATAGCATCCGGTGCAAATGACATCCGCGAACAGCACCAAGACATTGAGACAATCAAGGCAGCTATCATGGCGGACGTTCGAGTAGACCCGGTATCTGTACTTGACCGCCTTCCAGACTTTACTGATGCAGATGAAGATGGGCTATGTTGGTGGTGGAGAACTGATGGTACAGGCGTCGAAGGACTTTGGGAGAAATTACAGCATGACACCGACATTAAAAATTACAATCTTTCGGGCAGAATCTATAAATACACTCACTGGTTGCCGCATTGGGCTATTGTTGACCCAGAATGTTGACCCAGAATCCCCTTAGATTCCCCCACCAGCATTCGGTTATCCGCCCTTTACTTGCCGCCTAAGAGATCCTATAATAGGAACATGATAAGACCCATACAAAGCGGCATCGTTGATGTACTACCTGCCACCAACCTAAACCAATTCCTATCACAACCCAAACGCATCAAGCTTGGATTCGATCCGACTTCAGATTTTTTGCACCTGGGGCATTCTGTGCTTCTGAGGAAGCTCCGTGCCTTCCAGCAAGAGGGTCATACTCCGGTTGTAATTATCGGTGATTTCACTGCTAGGATTGGGGATCCAACCGGCAAAAACACAACTCGCCCGCAACTTGACCCTGAAGTGGTGAGCGCTAATGGGCGGTCCTTTCTGGATACTATGGGAAAATTCCTTGACATAGAAAAATGCGAAATCATATTTAATTCCACACACTTAGAATCCCTACAACTCAACGACATCATCAAGCTCCAGTCTCTAATGACTGTGCAGCAGCTATTGGCTAAGCAAGATTTCTCCAACCGTCTAAAAAACGAAACACCAATCAGCTTGCACGAGTTCATGTACCCGTTGCTGCAAGGTTTCGACAGCTTTGTTGCCCAATCTGATGTAGAACTAGGTGGCATCGACCAAAAGTTCAACATCAGTATCGGGCGAACCATCCAAAGGGGACTTGGCTCGGAAGTGCAACAAATCGGACTGCTAATGCCCATTCTTGTGGGTACCGACGGCCACCAAAAGATGTCAAAGAGCCTTGGGAACACCATCGGAATCAACGAGCACCCTCTCCACATGTTTTCCAAACTGGAGAAAATTTCCGATAGTGCCGTCAATGAGTTCATCACTTTGCTTACTGATTGTGGCCCAGAGGATTTCCCTACCAACCCCCGTGAAAAGCAACGGCAAATGGCAATCGAAGTTACGGCGACCTTTCACGGCATGGACAAAGCCTTAGAGGCCAAACAGAGTGCTGAGTCCATTGTATTTTCTGGCCTGGCAGATCCTACGGACAGCAACGTGCCAACCGCCCTTCTCAACGGCATTACATTCCCTATACCACTAGCCAACCTGCTAAAAACACTCAACCTAGTAAAAAGCACCAGCGATGCCAGACGTAAAATCAGAGCCGGGTCTGTCGTTTTGTCCGGAATTAAGGTATCGGATGACACCACGATCATCCCTTCAATAGAAATCCTAAACAATCAAATCATTAGGCTTTCCAAGAAAGAAATTTTTAAATTCATCCAGCAATGAAATACCTAACCTGGAGAGAGCGGGCCGCTCCGATAATCGCCCGCGTCATCTCCGAAGTTGGAACTGCCGACCTGAAAATCCTCCGCAGCAAACTCCGAGAGGCTTATCCATTTGGGTTGAGGGAGTATTACCCATACAAAACCTGGTGTGATGAGATCAACCGGCAACTAATTTCGGAAAGAGTAAAAGCACCAAAGGCCATGCCTGCTGACCCTGACCAATTCACCCTATTTGAATCTTAAGTTGTATAAAAGACACTTTCTGAAAACTGACATAAACCAAATCACCGAATCAATCTGTGACGCAGTTACCAAAGCCCAATGCCTCTGGGAGTGGGACAACGTCAACGATCCACCTTGCCACCCGTCTGATGAAGATTGGAAAGGGTGCAGTTCGTGCTATGCTAACCGGGAGATTCTGGCTGTGGCTTTCCTGGCCGCTGCAAACCACTTACGCCCCCTCCCATCCAGAACCCCTTGGATTGGTCCCAATGGCGAGAGCCTATACCTCAATGAGACCTTTGAGAATTTTGAAACTTTAGGTGAAATGTCGATCGTTGAGAAACTGGGGGAAATTGCCTCTGAGCTAAACCCAAAAATTTCGGGAGGGGGCGTAGCCCCCGACCAGGGACGGGTGCCGCAGGCTATGCCCGGACCCAACCCCCAACCCGCCAAGACTTTCAACCGCATCAACTCCTAGATTACCTCGACGACTGCAACGACCTCACTCACTGGTTACCATACGACAAAATTCCACACCCATTAAGCAATGACTGACAAAACCCCGCTACAACAACTTACCGAATGGCAAGAGCTTTCTGATTACTACCTGTCTCTATACACAAAAGACTTAGTCGCACCGGAAAATTCCCTGTCTGTGGCTGTAGACCATTGGCACAACACCTCAGTTATTATCAATAATTGCACACTGCGGGCGAGGTGGAAATTAAACGGAAAAGAAACTACTCGTGATGTTACTTTTTCAACATCAGGGGTTCAAGCAAATAATGGAGCTTCGGCAGTTGAAGCCGTAAAGAAACTTGCAGCGTCTATTGCTGGGGATGTAACTAAGGGTTTGGAAGAGGAAATGTTACGTTTCCTAGTCAAGAATGACCAATACAATACTATCCGCCCATTGATTATGTCTGAACTTTATAAGCAATGATTACAACATTTCTTTTTCTCATGGTGTATACGGGCATTGTCGGTGCTACCGGATTCTTAATGGGAAGGGTGTTCTACCGTAATGAAAAGCAACTCCGAAAGATTGAGACTCGGCTCAGGGCACATCCGGAGGAAGGTTTTGCAAAAGACGCAGAGAACATTCACAGAGATTGGAAGAGAGTTCTAGGCGCAGTATCACAGAAGAAACCGTGAGCAAACGACCCTCATACATCCGCTGCATACGGCACACTCACGAGGCTCTCCCAAAGCAGTCATGGTGCGGCCTTCCCTTGAGCAACTTTGACCTTCCTTTCGTGGACATCGACCACGCTGCTTATACTGTCAGGGACGAAGGTCGCCTTGTTCCTTGCCCAGATTGCATCAATGTGATTGCCTCGCTATTTAACCCGCAAGCAAAATGACCGAACTTGACAAAATCTCAAATCGCCCTGACCATAGGCTTAATAGGATTGCCGAAGTAGGAATCGACCAAATTCAATTGGATGGGACATTCACAAAAGAGCAACTTTTGGAGCTGGCAAATGTCATGGAAACTCTGGAGGGCAACCCCGTGGTTTACACCGAAGAAATGGCAGCAGAGGACGATGAGTTACTAGCAAATGTACCTGTTCCTGCGGAACCTTGGAGAGATTTCATGTTCACTCTTCAAGGGTCAACCAAAGTGGTAACCGCCACACATTATGCCCAAGTGAAGAAGCTAACTAGAAGAACGATCGACAAAATCTCCGGCTTAGCCTCAAACCACCACGGGGAGAAAATGATAGTTGTTGGCATTTACGAACTTGACATTTTGGGCGAATCGTGAACAACAACCGCCTAATGGTTAAACTCATTCATTATGTACAACCCTAGAAGCAATGACTGACGACGATGTAATGCTTCACGAGCTATTTGTTAAACCTTTAGGAAAATGAACGAATCAACTCCCAAACCAACGGACAACCTCTCCCCTGCCGCGCAGGCGGTACTAATTGCTTACCGCGATAATAGGCCGCATACAGCGGGTATGGCTGCCGCCCTTCGTGCTCTTACACAGGAACTCAAGTATATTGGAATTACTGAAAAGAACATTCTCGCCATCGCCACCGAGTTGGAGGGCCCCAATGGCTGACCTATCACCTGCCGCGCAAGCAGTGGTCAACAAAATTGCTGCCAGTGACTGCATTGATCGCGGGGATGTCTACTACCGCCAAGTCGCCACCGTCACCATTCGCGCCGTGGCAGATCTGGTAGTTCCCCTTGAGCTGGTTCTCCCAGAGCAAGCGCCGATAGACGGCCACACCAGACAAGACCAGCGCAGCAAGACCCGACGCGAACTCCTTGCCCTAGCCGCCGAGTTGGAGGGCCCCATTTAATGTCACCCTGTTCATCCTGCATTCACTACCGAGTGGCCATAGGCAGTCTTCACCCCATTGAAAGATGGTGCGCTATTTCGGGAGAGTGGCTAAGTGCCAGAGACGTATGGCACAATAATCCTGAGGCATATACCGGAGTTTGGGGAGTCAAAACAAACGACATCCCCGAGTGCAAGTTTACTATGTCTGCCCGAGAAGTTTGGGAGTTTGACGAATGGTATGCTTCAAAAATGACTCTGTACTATCGGGAGAATCGCGGAGGATACAAAGGCTTCCACAACGATCCTCGCAATGATTTCTGGAGAGATGCTTTTTATGAAGAACAAGAGGTGGCATTAAACAACAGAAAGAGGTTCTGGCCCGGTGGCGATCTTCACCACTTTGTGCAACGAAAACCCAGAGCCATTGCCACCGATCTAGAGGGCCCCAATGGCTGAGAGAAACTTTCCAATCCGAGTCGTCGGCGTTGAATACCTGTGCGACAAGTGCGGGATCGGAACCATGGAACCCCGTGGTAAAGTCGCATGGCTGACTGACCCTGTGCAGTACCCGCATAGTTGCACCCACTGTGGCGCGACCGCAGCACTTACCGAGAGATACCCCACTGTGCGCCATTTGCGTGTTGAAACAGGTGAATCAAATGACTGACAAACAGCTATACGCCCTTTGTGGTGTGATTCTGATTTGCGCGGGAGGGCAATCTTACCCTGTGGTGCTGTGCTTCCTTGCGTCGTGCTTCTTTTTTGCGTCCTCCCTCAAATAGGGAACCTTGACCATCGCAACAGAACTTGATTCCAACCTCTGACTACACCCCCAAACCCACAATGACTGATCTATCACCTGTCCCCCAAAACCTGGTAAATGCACTATGCCAACGTCGATACCCTGCGTCTGCAGGCCCTTGCGTGAAGCCGTGTGAAGAATGCCGTGAGGATGTTGCGTTTATTATCCGAGTATTAACAGAACAGGAACTCCTATGGGAGCATTCCAGACCGAATGATTTTTATGATGACGCTACCGGCGAATTTAATCTGACAGAAATAGCACAAAGTCTCCAGCGTCATACCACGCGAAGTAAACTCATGGACATCGCAACAGAACTTGATCCCGATTTCTAACTACACCCCCACCCTTTTCACCTCAAAACCCACAATGACAGAACTCACAAAAGCAGACACTTTTCAACAGCGAATGTTTGAACGCATCCGTGAATCAATGGGGGAACTCCTCTCAGAAGACGACTTGAAAGAACTCCTAGAAAGAACCATTGAAAAGTCATTTTTCGAAGAACGAATTGTTCCCTCTTCGAATTATTATTATGATCGCGATAAAAAGAAACCATCCCTATTCCAAGAACTTGTAACCGAACAAGTACAGCCCATGATGGAAAAAGCGATCACCACTTGGCTTCAGGATAATTCCGAGCAGGTAACCACTACAATCGATGCTGTACTGAAAGATGGGTTACTAGGGGCGCTATCAAAAGCCATCGAGTACAAAATGCAAACCCCCATCTTGAATCTCAGGCAAGAAATTTCAAACAAACTCCTTTCTTGACCTTGACCTTGACCTTGACCTTGACTTCGGCCCTGACCCTGACCCTGACCCTGACCCTGACCCTATAATTACACTGCACAACATAGAAGCCAGTCAAGCCATTGACTTTGGCCGGATCTCCCCCTATAATACTTTCGGTAACTGCAACCGGAATAATTCCGATTCTAATTAGCTAATCCCACCACAAACACCCAACAAGCATGGACACACTACACATTTACGGCCAAGACGCTTGGCATGATTCTGCTTATATCGTCGGTGACCGCCAGTCTCTGGCTGCATTACTCGACTGTTTGGCCGAAGCATTATATTCCGGAGAAGCAACAAAATTCAACTCATTTACAAACGACGGTGAAGGTTACACCATTGAGGTGATCCCCCTGGGTGAACCACAGATGGAAACGATGCGGTTGCCCTACCATGGGGACATTGCTATTGATACCAACCCCAAGAGGACCTGGCCCCACGTATTAGTTGCGGCTAAGGGGGCATCGGGTGAAAGAATTACAAAAAGAGAACAGCTAGTACCGGAAGGGCTAGTGCCGGGACCATCAGTACCGGAACAACCAGTACCGGAACAACCAGTACCAGAAAAGCCCGAATTCCTGGAAGTTTCCGCCAAAGTCAGGTATTGGGAAGATGCCCATGTTAATGGCGACAGGGACACTGACGGTACTTTGATGCCTTTCCGTAATGGAGACTTATGGGCCCCTACGATCCGACTCAGCGACGGTAAAGTCATGGATTGGCCTGAAGGGATGACTGCACGGGTGTATTACAAAGTTTGCGACGAAGGGGAGTATTGGTTGCGTAGTACCTTCCGTAGACTATTCAAGTATAGGGACTATTACGTTCCCGACCCGTATCTTTGCCACGGGGATGAGGGGTTTGGGGATTACATCATTCTAAACATTGGACCCGATGGAATAATCAAAGATTGGCGCGAGCCCCGGTTCGACTCAGAGAGTTGGGATCTGGTGGTTCCTGATTAGTACCCGTAAATTGCCATACCATCCTACACCATGCTATACCATTGGCAACTCCTCAGCCAACAATGCCATCTCCCATACCAAAATGCCCCAACTATCTGAAGACCACAAGGTGGAACTTGAGCTATTCAAAAAGCAAGTTGCTAACCACCAAATAACCATAATCAAAGACGAAGGCACCCACCGTCACCTACGCTTTAAGTGCCCTGACACTAACAACCAGTATTTCGACATCATCACATGGCCAGGCAGCCTGTGTTACACCGGGGATATGGGCACGTATGTGTTTAGCCGCATAACGGATATGTTTGAGTTTTTTAGAGGTGGTTGCGATAGATATCGGATTGACTACCGGTATTGGGCAGAAAAGCTCCAAGCCTTCGATAAGCAAAGTGGCGTTTCTAAATTTAGTCCCAGAATCTTTAAGGAAAATATCAAAACCGATTTTGACAACTGGGCCGAGTACCAACGGTGGCATAACAATAGCTTGGGGGAATCCATAAAAGAAAAGTTAATAGCAGACACCTGGGAACGAGTCGAAGAGGAAATTCTATATTATGCAGACGACAATGAATATGCCGCTCAAAAGGCTGCCTATATGTTTGCCGTGGAAGGTAGTCACACGCGATGCGTAGTTACCAGCAGATCATACCCATTCCAGGACTTTTATGAATACGACTGCGCGGAGTATACCCCCTCATTCCTACGGTGCTGCTGGGCGCTAAGGTGGGGCATCGCTTTGTATGACGACGCCAAGGGGTTAACCAATGGTTAAGAACTGCAAGGTAACAGCAAAACTTGTTTTAAACACCCCCTACAAAGCCCGTATAGTCGCGTATGACAACGAAACTGGGCGTCAGGTAGCCGTAATCACTGCGGATGCTGCTGAACCCTCGGACATCACACCGTTCATGACCGAATGGTTTTTCAAGGTTTCAGTACCGATTGAGGGTATGAATGGGTGGACCATCGAATGCAACAACTGGGTGGCAATAGAAGCAATTGTAACTAGGGAATGTTCTGTCCTTGGGAAGTTACAAAATCGCTTAGTTACCCTACCAATCGCATACCTTAGGGGGAACCTCCTTTAAATTTAAACCACAGCAGTACCATGACACACGAAAGCACCCAACTCCAATCAGATGGCTACCATACTTTTGCCGAACTCTACGAGCACCGGCACGCTTTGTTTTTGGCACTAATGCGTTCCAATCCCAAAAAAAGTTGGATCAGCCTGAGGCATCACGACGGGGAGATTCCATTCGGGGACCCAAACTGGTTTATTGCAGGGATGGACTTGGGGCGTGAAGGAGTACCAATACAAATAACCTATCACTTGCCCATAGAGTTGTGGTGCCGTGCAGTGGATGCTGGTGCCGTCATCCTTGAAAACGGCAAAGAGTGGGATGGCCACACCCCCAGGGATGTTGTTGATCGGTTGTTGGAGTGGGCAAGTTGCTAATAGCAAAACCCAAAATTTCGGGAGGGGGCGTAAGCCCCCGACCAGGGACGGGCGCCGCAGGCGATACCCGGCCCACACTACCCCCTACAACCAACCCACAAATGACCTTTCTTTTACCAGTCATAGCCATTCTCCTAATCACTACGGCATTAACCGCAAGCATGAGCTTAACTCAAAAAGCCCCCAAAGTCAAACGCAAAGAGGATACTATCAAAAATCCTGAATCCCTAGCCCTGTATCAAGACTACCTGAAACAACAGGGGCTTACCGGAAGCCTTACCGGCGCTATTGACCCTATTGTTTTTGCCCGCATTCGAGATTCACTTGGGGAAGACGCCGCTAAGCGCACCCTTAACCCAAAATTACTCAAACCAGTGGAAAACCTCGAATCCCTGGCCCCGAACCAAGGTTTCAAAGGTCCTATAGACCCTATACTCCTTAGTCGCATTCGTACGTCGTTCGGCGAAGAAGCCGCTGTCAATTTCATATCTAAACACCAAGCAGGTGGCCCGAGATCCGAGTTAGGGAATAAATCACAAACAAGAAGAGGGGCTACAACTGAACGTTACTCAAGAGACGTAGACGATGATACTTTCATTAGTTATAGTAGCCACAGCAGTTATGACCCCGGGTGCCATGACTATGGGAGCAGCCATGACTACGGAGGTCATGATTGCGGTGGTCACGACTTTGGCGGCTTTGATTGTGGTAGTGATTAAGGCTGTGATTGATTGAACCCAAGGACGGTTAACCGAACGGAAGCCTTCGGCTTCTCCCCTTGTTTCTGCGTTGCAGAACTGTTACCATTAGTACATGAAAATGAAACCCATGAACACCAAATCACTCAAGACAATAATTCTGACGCTCACGATTGCGATGCTACTAACAGCAACACCCGCTTTTGCTGCATCTGCCGGTCGCATCGGCGGTAGTAGCTTTCGCAGCCGCTCTAGTTCCCCGAGCTATAGTAGGCCGAGCTATAGTCGTCCTAGCACCCCGAGCTACAGCCGTCGTAGTCCCAGCCATAGTTACTCAGCACCGAGAACATACACTCCCTTGCCTGCCCCTAGACCTTCTTACAACCCTCCAAGTCGTTCAAGCACTAACATCATCGTCATGCCTGACTTGACTCCAAATCTCGCACCGGCTATCCCATACCCCTCGCCCTCACAAGTAACCACAGTTAGCCAACAACCTGCCAATCCGGTGGTTCTTTTGACTCTGCTTGCTTCAATGGGTGTGGTAATTATTGCGGTCATTCTTTTGTGCGGAGGGTGGGAAGACTTTGTAGGCCCGTGGTTAAGCACCCAAAAAGAAAAGTATAAGAAACTCACAGTAGTGCGTCAACGGGTAGCCCTACTCGCGTCAGCCAAAGACATTCAATCTGACCTAATTCGGATGGCCGAACAAGGAGATACCGACAGTTCATACGGTCTTGCCAAGATCCTGCAAGAAACGACCCTTACGCTTCTCCGGCACCCTGATAAGGTAATCTACGCTTGGAGTGATAAGAACAGGGAGTCCATTGACAATGCGGAAGATCTCTTTAACCAGTTCTCCATGGAAGAGCGTTCCCGAGCGTCGGAAGAAACTTTGACGAACGTTGACGGTCGTCTCTCAAAGAGTAAGGAAAAGGCTCACGAAAAAACCCAAGACAACGAATACATCCTTGTGAGTGTCCTGGCGGCTACAAATGAGAATCTTAACCTAAGGCCATCCGATTCACATGAGAACCTAAAATCAAATCTGGTGGCTCTGGGCTCCATTACACCTGATGACCTAGTCGCCCTTGAGATTATCTGGCAACCGGAAGATGAGTATGATGTTCTTTCGAAGGAGGAGCTTTTGAGTTTGTACCCCGATTTGAATATTTTGTGATGGAGAAAATGGTAATTCCACAAATCCCCCTAATTAGCTTCATTCTACGTAATACCCTAAAAGTTGGCACAGCAACCTATACTACCCAGGGTTCAAGGGTAGTCAGGTCCCTATTCGCGGGTATCTCCATTGTTCTCCTTGAAGTAGACAGCCCCGCACAAGCTGAGTCTATCGTGAAGCAATTTAACAAAATCGCCAAAAAACAAAATGCAAATTAGATTCATTGGAGATGTCCACGCGAAATGGAGTAAATTTCAGGACATCATTAAAGGGTGCGACCGTTCCTTGCAAGTTGGGGACTTTGGAGTTGGCTTCATTAACCCCGGAACCGAAAAGCCCCATAGCAACCCGCCCTACGACCACATGGCCAAGGGGGAGCACTTCTTCATTCGTGGAAACCACGATAGTCCCGGAGCTTGCAAGAGACATCCATTCTGGATCAAAGACGGTGGGTCTGCCTTTGGCCGCGACGATATCTTTTGTGTTGGCGGGGCTTTTTCCATTGACAGGGATAGGCGGACCGAAAACTACGACTGGTGGCACGATGAGGAGTTGTCCTATGGTGAATTGTCCAATATAATGGATGCTTATGAGTTGATAAAACCGAAAATCGTCGTCACCCATGAGTGCCCGGATTCGGTCATAACCAGTATTTGCCATGAAAAAGGAATACATAAGTATGATATCCCGTCTGTAACCCGAAGGTGTTTCGACAATATGCTTGAAATCCATAAGCCGGACCTATGGATCCATGGCCATTGGCATCTATCTTCGCGTAAAATTTACAACGGCGTCGAGATTATTAGCCTAGGTGAATTAGAATACGTTGACATCGATGTTTGATGCTGAGGGGTTGGTCTAAATAGCCCGTACTAGCCCCGTACTAGCCCCCCACTATTCTACACTAATAACCCTAATGCCATATCCCACTATTCTACACTGCAAGCAATGCCCCCATTGTTGCACAAATCTCATCGCAAGCGAAATGCTTTTGCCTCACACATGCGAGCCAGGGGCTTTTCATTCGCGGTTGATAGGAGTTTTAGAAAATGGTAAGATTACCGGGTGGCAATGTCCTGATTGCTTGAGGGAAGTAGGCGCCTGCCGACAATAACCCCCCCTAGCCACACCCACACCTATAGCCATTGACTTTGGGGCGCCAAACGATACAATACCCATGATTGACACCATCTTCACAAACCACATTCGCCATGCAAACTACCGTAATCAACCTATTTGGTGGCCCAGGTACGGGTAAATCCACTGCTGCGCCCGACATCTACAGCGAACTCAAGAAACAAGGCGAAAGCGCAGAACTTGTTCGCGAATATGTCAAACACTGGGCTTACACAAAGAGAAAAATCGGGAAGTACGACCAATTGTACCTACTAGGTAAACAATCCCATTATGAGTCTTTCCTGTATGGCACCGTGAGATACATTGTCACTGACTCCCCGGTATTGCTTGCCGGGTTTTATGCCACCTATTACCACGGTGTGATATCCAGTTACGTCGATGAGGCGGCCAAGGGGTTTGTAAACCACTCTACTAATGACGGTGTGGTGCATTTAAATTTCCTATTAAGTAGAGATTTCCCATATGATCCCCAAGGCAGATATGAATCTGAAGAAGACGCTTTACGTTTGGATGGGCACCTTGAGGAGTATCTTAATTCGTTTTCAACTGAGTACGGCAAAAGTTTTACTCCTGTTCGGGTAAAAGCATCGGAAGCCAAGGAAACGATCCTTGACTATCTGGATTTTTACCTTGACTAATGACAAAATGATGCCGACTCAGGAGCAATTTGTAAGGTGGTGCGAAGACTATTACTTTGACAACCGGCTAGAACCTGGAAATCCTTGCCATGGGGATTGGGAGTCATGTCATTATCCCGTCCCAAAATGCCTAGGGGGAAGTAATACCGTTCTTCTGCTCAAAGAGCACCACGCTATTCAAGGTGTTTTGCAGTCAGAAGAGTGTAACCACCCTTGTATTTGGGGTTGGGAGAAATCTTACCTTAAGGCGGAGATTTTATCTCTTTGGCGAAAGTGGATGAAGGTAAAAGCCATTCCCGCAATAATTAGATGGAACGGTCTCCCCAGAGAAGAAACCCGGGAGCAGAAACAAGCAGGGGGTCGAGCGGCGATGGCCAAGTTATCCCCTGAAGAAAAAGAAAGTAGGTATTTGGCGATGAAAAAGGCCATGACTCCAGAAAAGAGGAAACAAGCATATGAAAAAGCTAATCAAACTAAACTAAGCAAAGACCCTGAGTTTTTTAGCAATCATGCTAGGCGATCAGCGCGTGTGACATTGGCCAAGAATCCCCTGCATTTTTCCGATATGGCTAAAAAAATTAATTCTAGGCGTGTACGCTGCTTAGTGACTGGGAAAATATCAACACCTGGCCCCCTCACTCGATATCAAACTGCTAGGGGCATTGATCCCTCGCTAAGGGAAGAAATTACTAATGACTAAAACTAGGCCAAAAATCACAGAAGTCAATCTTGTCGATCAGCTCAAGGAAGACTATTTGAGCTATAGTATGGCCGTGCTTATCGGGAGATCGATACCGGACATTTGCGATGGGCTAAAGCCAGTTCAAAGACGCATCCTTCAGACAATGATTGAAGAAGGGCTGCTTCCGAATAAACCGTATGTGAAGTGTGCCCGAACTACGGGCCTAACTAGTGCCTATTACCATCCCCATGGTTCTGCATACGGGGCCCTGATTAACATGGCTACTCCTTGGAACAATAATGTCCCTTGGATTGATTGTCACGGAAATATTGGAAGCACAGTTGACTCCCCCTCAGCAGAAAGGTACCTAGAAAATAGACTACGAATTTCCGCAGTGGAACTTCTTTTACAAGACCGGGAAGTGTGGGAAACTAAATCAAACTATGATGGCAGTAAGCGGGAGGCCATCAGGTTTAATACTTCTTTGCCAACCGTTTTGCTAAACGGTGACTCAGGAATTGCCGTGGGTTTTGCTACTCGTTTGGCTCCCCACAGCTTACGTTCTATCGTAGAAGCCATTAAGTTAATTTGCAAGGATGCCCCCACCGAAAAGGCCCACCTTGATAATATAAAAAAAGCCAGCCTATCTCTAATTCCCGACTTCCCAACTGGCACCCAAATCGTCCAAGACGAGCAACTAGATGCTTATACCCGTACTGGAATCGGGGGCATACGCTGTATGGCCCGTGTTGAGTCCGGTATTCAGAAAAGGGGCGGAAAATCAAGGGATCGATCCACCTTGACTTTCACTTGTTTGCCACCTGGCACCAATCCAGAGAAACTTGGTGAGCAGATCAAGAGTGAGCTAGAAAAAGGACGTATTGAAGGGATCGCCGAAATCACAGATGAAAGTGATATTAGTGGGGATAGGCTGGTGGTGGTCCTCAAACCTGGTGCTGATATTAATTTGGTAAAGCAGTTGCTATACACATATACAGACCTTGATTGCAAATACTCAGCTAAAACCTTGGTTATCGATGGGTTTAAGCCCGTTGAGTTATCACCGGTACAAATCATCCAACGATGGGTCCAATGGAGATTGGGTCGCCTTGATGTTAAATTTGAACATGAACTGGAGGCAAAAAACAAAAGATTACACATTGTTGATGGTCTCCTAAAGGCTATTGACCGTATGGACCTAGTCATTAAGCGTATTCGTGCCGCAAATGGCAAATCTGAAGCCAAGCAGTCCCTAATGTCAGCACCGCTTAAATTCACCGAGCAACAAGCTGATGCCATTTTAGAAATGAGATTGCGGCAATTAACGGGCCTAGACTTTGATTTGATGTCTTGTGAGAAAAATGAGCTATTGGCTGACATCAATAGGTTAGAGTCCCTGGTGGGGGACAAAGCCGATAATGTCAGTGCCCGAAAGTCTTACATGTTGGAGGAACTTGCTAGGATCAACAAGCAATATGGGGTTCCCCGTAGGAGTCCTTTGATTGATGTTCCTGTTGCCGTAGGGGTCCGGCCCAAAGTAGACAACGCAGGGTCTCTCCCTCCGGCCACTACCCCCTCAGGCACCACCCCAATAGCAAAACCACGTTTCTTAAAAATCGACATGAAGAAAGGTGTGATTGAACAGTCTAAGGGGCCCAAGGGTTGCCTAGCCATGGGGTCTACCGACAAGCTAATCCTGATGTGCGAAGACGGAATGCTAAAGAAGGTGCCTGCTTCCTATAAGGGAGTAATTTCCACAGGGTACTCTCCAGTAGTGCTCGCAAGACCGGAAGCATACGTCTCGGGACGCAAGTATTTGGCCGTATTCATGGTTGATGGCCAACTGAGGGCCATGTCCATGGATGGGGAAACCCTGTGTAGAACCACAAGTACAGGCAAACAATGGTTGCCAGATGGGGCCACCCTGACATATTTCGGAGAGAAACCATTTACCTTCGAATGGGTATCGACAAAGAAAAAACCAACAAAAATTGACCTTTCCATAAAGCTAGGGAAACCTGGTGCGAAGGGGGCTAAAATTGCAAACTTAACAGAAATTAAACTACCATGATTAAGCCTTACGTTTCCGAAGATCGCTATCAACTCTACCATGGCAATTGCCTCGATGTATTAAAGGAAATGCCCGACAATAGTATCGATGCTATTTGTACTGATCCTCCCTATGGGCTGGCGTTTATGGGTAAAAAATGGGATTATGATGTGCCAAGTGTTGATATTTGGAAAGAGTGCCTACGGGTCTTGAAGCCTGGTGGACATTTACTGTCATTTGCTGGTACGCGCACGCAGCACCGGATGGCGGTGCGGATTGAGGATGCGGGATTTGAAATTCGGGACATGATCGCGTGGGTCTACGGGTGTTACTCGGAAGACACCGAGTGTTTGACTGACTCTGGGTGGAAACACTACAAAGATATCCAACCAAATAAAGACAAAATCTTGCAATGGAATCACACCAGCAATGAGTTCAGTTGGTTTACTCCGAACGAAGTGTTAGTATATGATGCACCAGACAGTATGATCCATTTTCAAAACAGGCATACTGATCAATTGCTTACCGCAAAACATCGTGTTTACCTTAAACACAAAACAAACTCCCGCTACGAATACTCAGACTTTGATGTAACTCTAGCTAGTGATGTTAAAAAGAGTTGGCTTAAAGTATTCCCGTTGGCTTCGCATCTTAATGAGGGTATTTACGAGCCACGCGCATACATGATTGGTTGGTGGTTGACTGACGCTTGGAAACACAAGGGCGGGAAAGCTATTATGTTTTCGCAGTCCAAGCCAGACACACTTATTAAGTTGCGGGATAGTCTGAGTTCTGAAAACTGCAAATTCTCAGAGTATGTGAAAGTAGCGAAGAACCCTAATCACAAAGATGAGCACAGTTTCTACGTTACAGGCAATTTGGCTGACTTCATGCTGGAAAACTACGCAGACCGTCAATTAAAGTGGGATGTTCTTAAGTTTGATTATTATAGCCGGGGCGCGCTCTTAAAGGGGTTGCTTGACGGTGACGGCTCTATGCCTAAAGACACGACCGCTGAGACTTTCTGGTCAAAGAAGCCCCAATATCTTGACATTGTTTCAGCAATTTGTAGCTCATTGGCTATTCGTAACCATATTGATTACGGGAAAGGGTGCGTACACCTTAATCGAAAAAGCTGCACAACTGAGTTACAGGCAAAACACAACGTAGAGAAAGTTAGTTACAGCGGTGATAAAGTTTGGTGCTTAAAGACGGATACCGGAGCGTTCTTGGTGCGTAGAAATGGTAAGCCGTTTATTTCAGGTAATAGCGGATTTCCGAAGTCACTGGATGTGAGCAAGGCGATTGATAAGGCGGCAGGGGCCAGAGGGCATGACAGCGTGGGATTCAATGTGGCTGGCAAAACTTCGGGCCTAGGCGTGATTCAACGCCCAGAGCTGCGATCGGATCACCCCGATTATGTAAAGCCGCAGGGCATCACCCCCGAAGCCCAGCAGTGGGCCGGCTGGGGCACCGCGTTGAAACCGTCCTTTGAAAGCGTGACATGGGCCACAAAGCCCGTAGACTCAATGGGTTACTGCGCTATAATTTTAGAGAACCTAACAGAACTAGAGGCGCAGTGCTTACAAATTGCGAATGCTGCGGCAAGCAGTTCAAGACCTACCCAAGCAGGCTCGCCAGAGGCGAAGATCGGTTTTGCTCAAGAGCCTGCAGCAACCCAGCACGAGGGAGAGCAGGAGAGAAAAACGGCAACTGGGGCGGCGGGCGCTACCAGCTCTCTAGTGGATACATCGGCGTCAACATTGGCGGCGGCAAGTATCGCTTGGAGCATTGCCTCGTCATGGAGGCACACCTTGGAAGGCGTCTGTGCAAGGGAGAAAACGTCCACCACCGAAACGGAATCAAAAACGACAACCGACTGGAAAACCTTGAGCTACTGTCTATCGCAGATCACGCCCGAGAGCATCATCCAGGCGTGCAGCCTTCCCGGTGGGTTCGGTGCCAATGCTTCCACTGCGGCGCAGATCTTCAACGCCTCGCTTGCGTTATTGCAAAGCACCCTCACACTTTCTGCAATCGAGCCTGCTACGTGGCGGGTTCTGGACGCCTCCCAGTCCGAGGCCGTCAGCCCCAGCCTTGAGCCTGTAGTGATGGCCCGCAAGCCCATCTCAGAGGGCACCGTGGCCGCCAACGTGCTGAAGCACGGCACCGGGGCGCTGAATGTGGATGGGTGCAGGGTGGGGACGGAAGCGCGGCCGGTGATGGTGCGCACTGAAACCGTAGTGTCTGCAACGGCAATGAGCGGACAAAGCACGGGGGCCACGTCAAGCGGTGAGCTGACGACCGCCGGCCGTTGGCCCGCCAACCTGATCCATTCGGGTGAAGGCGAAGTGGTGGGGTTGTTTCCACAGACGGGAATCAGCCGGGGAGGTAACTCAAAGCAGATCAACGCCGGGACTGGGCGCTACAACTGGAACACCGGCACCGACAGAGCCGTACCTGACGGCGTGAACCCAGGTTATGGCGACACCGGCAGCGCCGCCCGGTTCTTCTACTGCCCCAAAGCCAATAAAAAAGACAGAAACGAAGGTCTCAATGGTGAAACCAACAATCACCCTACAGTCAAACCGACAGATTTAATGCGATACTTGTGCCGCTTAATTACGCCGCCCGGTGGTACCGTACTTGATCCATTCCTTGGCTCTGGAACAACTGGAAAGGCTGCACTACTCGAAGGATTTAACTTCGTTGGCATTGAAATGGAAGAAACGTACCTAGACATCGCCCAGCAAAGAATCCAACAAGTTAGAGAAAACCCAGAGTGAAACAGGGTAAAACACAAGGGGGGTTTACTTACGGGGCCTCCCTGCTATACTAAGAGTAGATGGACCGAACTATGTCAATTGTATACCCTGTCTCCAGATTGTTAGCAAACCCCAAAATCTTCTATGCCATAGCCAACTATCTGGGTGGCCCAGACGGTGACACACTAAAAGAAGCTTTCTACTCGCTTCTGGAGTTTGATTTCACAGATCAAGAGCCCGAAGACTGTGAATTTGAACCCGAGGAAGTCATGTTTGAGTCGGAAAATGACGGAGCTATCTTCACCATCCAGCTTGACACTGGTTTAGAATCTCGCTTAGAGGCCGTACAGGATGAAGTCAGGGCTGAAATAACCACTGATGAGGATCTGGCTAAGACCTCTGCCATTTACAGGGAATTAGTAATAGCCATCGAAGAGGCTGACCCCGATTTAGAAGGTGACATTGCCTTGTGTTCTCCGCCGACACCGGGTAATTCATTTTTGTTATCTTCTGAAGGCAAACATTTTATGGGTGATTTTCACCTGCTATCAGACCCTGAAAAGAAATTCAGCTTCATAATCCGGCCATCAGATACAACTGAACCCGGGGAACCAGAAAACAAACTAAAAGCAACCATCAAACCAATTTAACGTGAACGATTCGATCCTCAAATTAAAAACCAGCGTTCTCTCCAGTATCCGCAGTGTTGAAAAAGACTTTAATGCTCGCACCCAACTAGATAATAAGACGGCATTATCTCTTGATTATCTAAAAGAAAAAGTTACAAACCTATTCTACGAAGTGGAAGCCTACAAGGCACGACTAGAAAGAGAAATGGGTAGGGAAAACAAGAAGCTAAAGCTTGATATTGAGGGGTTGATGAGTGAAATTCGTGAACTTAGAAGTGAAAGAGGACTGCCAGACCGGGAAGAAGAGCAAGAGCCAGACCTGGAAAAGCAAATCGCAACGTCAATATCAATCTTTGAAACCATCTTAGATTTAATTTGTGGGGATTCTGACGACTATAAGCTAATGTGCTACTCGGTTTTGTTCCCCAGTGTTTATGAACGCATCAATGAGTGCCGCTCTGAGTACCTATTTGGTGTGCTCCCTGAAGCTACCATGGATGTCATAAACGACGGTAAAAAAGAGCTTGAAACAATCCGTAAAGATTGTGATACTTACTTAACTGACGAAACTGCATGGGAGTATTATATCGACAGGGTAAGCAATTGGTGGAAGAGGGACGCCCTTATTAGACTTTTTGAAGGCAAAGATAAATCATGGGAAATCGATGAGCCATTTTCATTCTTCGAAATGAGAAAGTGGCAGCAGCACCCGGAATGCCGCCCCCATGAATTTTCAAAAATTGATGACGTATTTGACATCTACAAAAGAAATAGAAAAGATGTTTACATAAGTTCAGGTCTTCAGGATTTTGAAGTAAGTTTTCAAAAACTAAACCAATCAATTAATTTCCAACTAGATGCCGACCTAGAGGATACGGGATCAACTTGGGTAAGGGGTAAAATTGAAGAAATTGAAAGAGAGGAAGAATGGTACCACTTACAGTAACTATGGCGAAAGCCGTAGCTGGCATTATTGGGGGGGAGTCAGTAAGTGAATATGGCAACATCATAGCCAAGCCTTACATGGGGTGGAGCAACATTTACTCCGGTTACTTCTTAGGCACCTCAGGCAATGGCCCCAGTGATACTCTAGGCAGGCCCGTAACATTCAGCTATTACGTCCATAGTTGGCTAGGAAACCAACCACGATGGGCGCAGCCTTCAAAACGTATATTTGGCAATGGTTTTAGTGCAATCCTTTCCCCAGTCGCCGACAGCCTAGTGCCACCACCTTTGGACTCCGTGTCCTAATGGCTGAATAGTCAAACGGTCAAATGGCCCACAGTCAAATAGCCCACAGTCAAATCAACCTAACGCCGATGAAAACTACTGCCCTTGGCTACCCGGTCTTGTCCGATGACTTGCACCTAAAGATTTTCGGATCTGATTACAGGCCCGAAATGAATAGCAAGCAAAAGGACCAGGCCGTTTCCCTTTTGAGGAAATTTGGGATTGAGACCCCCGTTGATTATCCCGAAAGCATCTATGATGGCCCAATCCCCCTGCCTAACCTAAAGGCTAACAATATCCGCGACCACTTTGAAAAGATTGCAGAAAATCAAGTTGGACGCTACAAGGAACTGGGCAATAAATTTGCCAAATGTACCCTACCAAAGATCCCGTCAATCAACGATTTAGTATTTCAACCGGGGTGGACACGGTATGAGCTTATCGGGGATGGCCCCAACAAGCAATGGCAAACTAGAAAAGTACCCTACCCCGAGGAAGAAGTATTTACATTCGACACGGAAACTTTCGTTAAAGGTGGGGCCTTTCCCATTATTGGAACTGCCCTAAGTGATGAGGCCGCCTATATTTGGTTAGCCGCCGAGCTTGTTAACCTTGATATTCCCCAAAATGACTGGGACCAATTCAAGTTGATCCCGATTGGAACTGATAGGCTTGTTATTGGCCATAATATATCCTATGACCGTGTGAGGGCTCAAGAGGGTTATTCGCTAGATTTTACCAAACCGGAGAATTTCTACTTTGATACCCTGTCAGCGCACGTTGGCGTATCAGGCTTAGCATCAGGTCAGAGGTGGCTTTATGCGCTGGCTGAAAAGGACTTTGATTTGCTTGATGATGATGAGAAGCGGAAACTTAAGTATTCTCCGGAATGGCTTGACAGGGGGAGCACAAACTCCCTAGTTAAAACATACAACTTCCATGTTCAACGGGCAAAAGAATTTTTCTTTGACGATGGGGATGTAAAGCCA